AAGCAAGGCCGATATGATAAAGGTAGGCGATAAGGTAGTATATGTAGAAATAGATAGTAGGGTTCCAATAGAAGAAGATAGATGGAGCTTTATGAGAAAGAGGGAGGGGAAGGTTAAGAGTATAAAGATGTGCGGGGTTTACTCGCAAGGTCTGATAGTACCCATGAGCCTGTTCCCTGAAATCAAAGACAAATGTGTTGGTGAAGATGTTACTAATGACTTGCACATAACCTATTGGAAGAAAGAAGATAACGAACGTAAAGCTGAGTATGTTGATAAGCGTACTTGGTGGCAGAAAGTTTTAGCTTTCTTTGGAATAGGCAAGAAAGCCTCTGGTAAGAAATTCCCTAAACATTTTCAGTATGTTCATGTTTCGGACGAGGTTCGAGTCGAGAACTGTTTTTGGGTATTAACTGACAAAGAGCCGTGGGTTGTTACTCAGAAAATTGACGGAACGTCTACGACTTTTATACTCGAAAAGAAACCTTTTGGGCGTTATGAGTATTACGTTTGCTCTCGTCAGGTTCGTCAGCTAAACCGTAAGCAGACTAATTGGCATAACAAAGAGGCAAAGGTTGAAAGTAACATCTATTGGGATATGTCCGATAAGTACCATGTTTATGATTTCTTAAAGGACTATCTAAAGAAAAATGGCTTGCAGTATGTAGCTCTGCAAGGCGAAACTGCTGGCCCGAAGATTCAGGGTAATCCCCATAAATTTAAGGAAGTTTGTTTCTTTGGCTACAATCTAATTCGCTCTGACACTGGACGTTTAGGCTCTGTCGAAGCCAAAGAGATATGCGCAGAATATAATATCCCGTGGGTTCCTATCGTTGACACTCACCATATACTCCCTGACGATATGGAAAGCATGAAATTAGAGGCAGACGGTATGTGTGAGGTTGGCGAGGGCTTGCGTGAGGGATATGTCTATCGTTCTCAGGACGGGCAGAAATCCTTTAAGAATGTTTCTCGCAAATATCTTCTTAAACACGAGGGCTAATAAAGTAGGCGAAAGCCTACATACATAAGGAGAATTTAATGTATCTTAGTTAGGAACAAATACTTCAAAGAATTATAGACGGCAGTCCCGTCTATTTTCTAAATAATGGAAATCATTTAGTTGAATTTAAGCATGAGGATGGAGAATATTTAATTACTGAAAGTGATTTAATTGGTGGAGAATTATATAAAGCCAGTTTGACAAAAGAAGAATTTAATAAGTCTCTATTCTTGCACTTAATTCATTACAAGATGGGAGTGAACCCGAACGCAGGATTACACAAATAACATCTGTATGAACTGTCTTAAAGATACTGTTGTCACAACAATAGATATTAAACCTCTATGGTACGGCAGTTTATTTGATGAATGGGGAACAAAGATTTGTCTTTGTGAGGATTGCTTAAAGAATAGCCCATTCAAAGAATCTCTTGAAGTAGTAGACAGCGAAGATTTGAAAGTATGGGCAAAAGAGCTAAATGCAGAGTTTAAGGAATATAAAAATGAGAAAGCTCTGTATGAATATGCTGAACATCTTCCAGTAGTAGGCAGAGAAAAGTTTTTCAATAGCTATGCTTATGGAGATATTTACGGTAAAGTTCCACCAGCGGAATGGATTGCAACAGAAATGGGAGAAGATATAAATGAGATATGAAGCTATTATTAGTGAGCTTGTAAACCGTGTAGGCGCAATAAAGTATCAGTATGGACTTAGCGTAATTTATGCTGCCTTGTATGGTAGTCAGAATTATGGGCTTGATGATACTAATTCTGACATTGATTGTATCATGGTCGTTCGTCCTACTCTTGGACAGATAATTGACAACCCTGAAATCAATTTTGAACTGGATTTTCATAATAAAGGTAAAGCTAAGATTATGGACGTTATGAGTTTTGCAAAACAGTTATCTAAAGGAAGTTTTAATTGTTTTGAGGCTCTGTATTCAGACTACGAAGTACACGAACAAGACTTTAAGAATGAGTTTGTTTCTCAGCGCGACACCATTTATCATAAGTACCGTTGGAAGTTGCAGAAGGCTGTTTATGGCGGTATTAGCAACGCGTTGAAAGAGGCAGACCGTTGTACAGATAGCACTGACCCGGAAAAGTATGCTAAGAAAATTTATGAGGCATATCGTTTAATGGATTTGTATGGCAAGGTAAATTCTGACTATCTCCCCGACCCGTATATTAGTGGTCTTGAAACCAGAATCCTGTTTGGAAGAATTAAATACGGTCAGATTGATTCTGTTGAGGAGCAGCGCGTAGCTTTGGACGATATTGTAGAGCCTAATCTAAAGGAAGAAGATATGCCGCAAGACAATTTTAGCGTTATTGACGCTGGTAAAACTTATCTCATGAAGCATATTGAGAATGACTTGCCTGTCGAGGACACGGGGGTAGAGGAAAATTAACACTTTGTTCATAATTCTCTCTTGACTTATGACAGTATTTATGATATAATATTGTCGTAAGGACAGCGAGGTGATTAAGTGAAATGCAGTAGTGTACAAGAAATTCTAAATGCTAAAAGTGTAGATGATTTATTCACTAATGACTTGATTATCTGTCGTGGTGAGTATAGGTCTTATCTAAAAAAGTTTCACCCTGATTACCATAATGGAGAAAAACTTTATCAAGACGCGACAACTAAGATTGTGCAGCTCTATGAAAAGGCTACTGAGCTTATCTCAAAGGGTGATTGGGAAGAATATAATGTAGTTAGGTTTTCAAAACCAAACGGTAAAACTTTAGTAGTCAATTATCTAAAAGAATATCCATTTGAGCTTGGCATTATGTATCTCTGTAATAATCATGTAGTATTCGTAGTAGATAATAAACATAAGAAGTATGCACTTAACTATATTAGCAACTATCATGACTTTGTTAAGTCGCCAGAACTACTAAGTAGGCTTGGTTATGCTCTGCCAAAGGTTCAGCAGAATTTTCAATCTAAAGAAAAATATATAATTATTATTGATAGGTTGAATAAATGTGTACCGTTGTGCGAGGTATTAGCCAATTTTGGCGGCACTATTCCAGCGGTAAATGAAGCATGGATAACAACCAGACTAATGGACTTGTGCTGCTATCTGTCATGTACTGGCAAGGTTCATAATGGAATCTGCATGGAGAATCTATTTGTGGACATTGAAAAACATGGCGTAATGCTTTATGGTGGTTGGTGGTATACGAGGCCGCAAGGAGAGAAGTTAATTGGTATATGCGCTGACGTATATAATAATATGCCGTTAAGCGCAAGAACAAGTAAGACTGCTACTACTCAAACGGATATTGAGTGTGTAAAGGCTTTAACAATTCAGCTTCTTGGTGCAAAATCTCGTGTATATGATAATAGTATTCCAAAAGCAATTCTGGAATGGACTAAAAGCCCATCTAATATTGATGTAATTAGTCAGTATTCTGATTGGGAGAAGGCTCTAAACAAGGCTTTCAAAAAGCGCAAGTTTGTTAAAATAAATCCTGATAAAGCTAAAATTAACATCTAAAGGAGAAAACAATTATGGGTTACGGTAGTTATGATTCTGCAAGCTGGACAACTTATTCGACCACTCACGTTCGCTCTCGTTCTTCTGTTACTGGTCGTGGAGGTCTGTTTGAGGCCAGTTCTATGGCTGATGAACTGAACCCCAAGAATATCACCATGCGTGAATCCCGCGATAGTGATGATAACCCCGCAAGTACGCCTATCATTATTGCTCTTGACGTAACTGGTTCTATGTCGCCTGTTCTGCGTTCTGTTGTTACTAATTTGCAAACCATGATGCAGGAGATTTATGACCGTCAGCCCGTTACAAATCCGCAGATTTGCTTTATGGCTGTTGGTGACGTGGACTACGATGATGCTCCGCTTCAAGTTACTCAGTTTGAGAGTGATATTAAGATTGCGGAATCTTTGCAGAAGATTTACTTTGAACAGGGCGGCGGTGGCAACGACCATGAAAGTTACACTCTGCCGTGGTATTTTGCCTCTCAGTATGTTTCGGCTGATGCCATTGAAAAGCGCCATAAGAAGGGCGTTCTGATTACTATGGGTGACGAGTGCTGCCCCGATGTTCTCAAAGCAAGCCAGATTCGTAAGGTCTTCGGCAATGCTCCGCAGGGAGATATTTCTTCCGCTGATTTGCTTGACGCAGTTAGCCGTGATTGGGAAGTCTATCACCTTGTAATTAAGCAGGGTAACTTCTATTCTGGTCGTTATCGTGAGCATGATGGCCCTGCTAAGATTGAGAAGTCTTGGGGTTCTCTACTCGGTCAGCACTGTGTATACGTCAGTGACTACACTAAGCTGGCAGAGATTATGGTTTCCATTCTTGAAACTTTGGCTGGTAAGGACGTAGATACCATTTGTAGCAGTTGGGATGGGTCTACCAGCGTGGTTGTTCGTGAGGCTATTTCTGGTCTTACTGCTACCAGCACCGATACTACCACTGGTTTGGTTGAGTTCTAAAAGATACTTTTTGTGTGGGTTTATCCCACACTTTTTTATTTTACCCCTTGACACTCCTGTTAATTTGTGGTATAATATAGGTACAAAGCGACAGAAAGGTTTATGAAATATGAATAATATTAAGGTCGTTATTGGAGCGGGATATGGTGACGAAGGTAAGGGGCGCATGGTGAGTTACCTTGCTAAAAAGCACGATAACACGTTAGTTGTTTTGGCTAATGGTTCTGCTCAACGTGCGCACACCGTTGTTGACAATGGTAAGCGTCATGTATTCCATCATTTTGGCTCTGGCACTATGTCTGGTGCGCATACTTATTGTGATTTCACATATATCGTGAATCCTTTTGTGTTCCACAAAGAATATGAAGAACTGAAAAATTTGGGGTATGAGCCTAAAGCCTATGTAAACGCCAAGTGTCAAGTTGCTACTCCTTGGGATGCCATTATTAACCAGATTTGGGAAACTTCCCTTGGTGATAACCGTTATGGTTCTTGTGGGCTTGGGGTTTATGAAAGTATAGAGCGTAATGACTATACTGACGTTGGAGAAAATTCTGAACCTTTACGTCCTTATGCTTGTTATGCTGGATATTTGAATTTTGACGAAAAGAGTTTGACTTCTCTATTTACAGAAATTCAAGCAAAATACGTTCCAATGCGTCTAAAATATATTCTCGAAGGTAAACCAATTCCAGAAGAATATATTTCTGTTCTTGAAAAAGATTATGTAAACGCATTTCTTAATGATGTTCAGTTTTTCAAAGACCATGTAACTATTGTGAAAAGCACAAAAGATTTGCCAATGTATGACAGTATTGTTTATGAGTGCGGTCAGGGATTAGCAATCCAGCAAGAGAATGAACAGTTTGGCGAGAATGTAACGCCGTCTAATACTGGTTGCATTAACCCGCTGTTCTGTATAAACATGGGAGATATGTTCGACCATCTAAAAAATAGTAATGATATGGTTGAACTTATCTATACTACTCGCTGGTACACCACGAGGCACGGCGCTGGAAATCTAAGAGATGAATGTCAAGCAAGTGATTTGAGCAATAAGATTGCTGATAAAACAAACACTCCTAATCCTTGGCAACAATCTATTCGTTATGCTCCTTTAGATTGCGATATATTGTTTGGGCGTATCGTGCGTGATATTGCTGATTCTCGTGAAAACTTTGACGGGAAACATAAATGTGTTTTTAATTTAGCAATCACCTGTTTAGACCAAGTTGAAGATAATAATATTACAGCAATTATCAACGGTATTAAGCACCATTACGGCGTAGACAAATTCTTAGAGATTATGGAATGGTATATGCAAGCGTTTAATCAGAATCCTAAATTCTATCTCTGCAACGGAGAAGATTCTGATGACGCATCTGAAAGACTTTATTCTTAAAGGAGAAAGGTTATGCAAGAATTTGTGATGATGGTTGGACTTCCCGCAAGCGGAAAAACTACGGTAGCCAAAGATTACGAAAGTCGTGGTTATGTTCGTTTGAGTTCTGACGATATTCGCAAAGAACTTTTCGGAAACGAGAGTTGTCAGACTGACAATAATCTTGTATTTAACACTCTGCACAAGCGTATTCGTGACGCTCTTAGTCAGGGTAAAAGTGTTGTATATGACGCAACAAATATCAACGCTCGTAGGCGTGAGGCATTTCTGCGCGAAATTAAGCGTTCTTGTGATTATACTCATTGCGTCTTTATGGCTACACCCTTTTCAGAGTGTTGTATGAGGAATATTAAGCGTGACAGGAAAGTTCCTATGGACGCTATGAATCGTATGCGCAAGACTATTGATATTCCTTATTACTTTGAGGGTTGGGATGAGATTTCGGTTTATTTCTCTGAATCTAAGCTGAAATTTGAACCGTTTGATTATGTTGAGAATCTTATCAATGTTTCACAAGAAAATTCTCACCATACAATGACTTTGGGCGCACACATGAAAGCCGCTTATGAGTACGCTTGTGAACAAGGCTTTAACATTTACGTTTGTTTTGCTGCATTGTTGCATGATATTGGAAAACAGCAGACCAAGACTTACACTAAGATGAACGGTACTCAGGACGGTAATGCTCATTATTATAATCACCAGAATGTTGGTGCTTATGACGCATTATTTTTCAAGTATGACTGGCCTAAGATGACTGGCTACGAAGATACTTGTATGTCAACAGATGATTTGCTTCATATTTGTGTACTGATTAACTACCATATGGTTCCCTATACATTTGGCAAGAGAGACATTGGTAGAGGTAAAATGAAGCAGCGCCTTGGTGATAACATTTATAATGAGGTAATGCAGTTGCACGACTGCGATATTGCCGCACATTGACGAAACGGGCGAAAGCCCGTTATACATAAATCTAATAAATAAACGAGGGATAATATGGTTTTTTATGATACCAATGCACTCCTAAATCTAAGAGAAAGAAGTTTTGAATAGAGGTTTGCTTGCAGTCATAAGACGCTGGAAGAAATTGAATCTATTAAAACCTCTGGAAGAAAAGACGAAGAAACTAAACACTTTGCAAGAAAATTAGCAAGAGCTTTTCAAGCGGCAAATGATGATTCTTGTATCGTATGCAACTATGAATATGATAGAATCTGCAATGAGATTGCAAAGAGCGGCCTTGAATTAACTCCTGACGCTGTAATTGTAACAGAGGCTTATTTTCTCAATATTGAGCGTGGAGATATAACATTTGTTACTGACGATGTTAATTGCTATAATATCGCAAAAAGAATCTTCCATCTAAAGACTGCTACTCTTAATAGTATTGCAAATGATATTTATAAAGGTTATGTAACTATTTCTGGCAATGAGGAAGAAATCAACGCTCAAATGGCAAGTATTGATTATTCTACTCTATACAGAAATGAATACCTTATTATAAATAATACTGCGGCTGGAAGAACAACGGAAATGCGCTTTGACGGTGAGAATCTTGTCGGATTAAAGCTGCCTCCGAGCAAGATTATCAAAGGTCTGAATGGTCATCAGCGTTGCGCTTTAGATGCCCTTAATAATAAAGACACTCCAATAGTTGCGCTATTAGGCAGTAGTGGTTCTGGCAAGACAATGCTTGCGCTTCGTATGGCCTTATATAAGGTTAAAGAAAAGGGCGAACAGTCAAGAATCTTGGGAATCCGTGAAGCAAAGGGCGAGGGCGCACAGGTCGGTTATCTTCCCGGAGAGTTTCTTGAAAAAACTGGTGACTTCTTTAAGCCTCTTGAACAACAGCTTGACGGTGGAAGTTATGAGCTTGAAAGATTGCGTCAACAAGGCATATTAGAAACGCAGATACCTTATTACTTAAAAGGCACAACGTACAATGAAACAATAGCTGTTGTTGACGAAGCGGAAGATTTAACTGAGAGTCAAATTAAACTTATGGGTACAAGACTTGGCAAAGATTCCAGAATCTTCTTCTGCGGAGATTATAAGCAGTCACTTCTTAATAAGAGTACGTCAAACCCGCTTGTGAAGATGTGCGAGGAATTAAAGGGAAATCCGTTGTTCGCCTGTGTATATCTCGAAGAAGATGTCAGAAGCGAAGCAAGTAAAACATTTACGACTTTGTTTGAATGAGAGATTTACAGAATCATTTTGAGATTTCAGATAAGAAAGTAAGAGATGACAAAGAGTTATACGAGCAAGATTTTGCAGATAAGTTCAATCTCTTACTCACTGGATTAGATTGGCATGATGTGGAATTTGATTACACAATAGATTACAATGTTGGAGTTTTCAAATTCCACAATATTGATAACTTTATGCTACAAGTTCTTTTGGGTGACGAGTTTGATGTTTATACTTATGTAAACTATAACTCTATCCCAAAAGATAAAGTAGTTGTAAAATTATCAAGTTATACAACTTATAGTGGGATTATGAGGCTATATATCGGAATCGTTAGATGCTATCAAGCATTAGCCAAAGATTCCGAGGGAAAATATTTATATAATCCAAAAAATATTTCCAAGACCCCTTGACAATCCATTTTAGATGTGCTATAATAAGAGTGTTCCAAGGGGAACAAGAGATAAGGAGTGAGAAACATGAGGCGCGTAAGGTTCATTAGCGAGATGCAAATGATTGGCTTTCCTCTTGAAGAAGCTATTGCTTATGCAGACGCTATTGTGAGGGCTGGCGGTAAGTTGAGTTACGAGGGATTCTATCATGATACTGTCTACCAAATGACAAGACTTGGCGTTTCAGTGTTTCGTCACTACCATAAAGATACGAACAGCAATAATAATTTAAGAGAGGTATCTAAATGAGCAACAATTTTACCAATGCAGTCCGCAATCAGACTAAGATGAAGTACACCGAGAACGGCGCTGTTGCCATGAATACCACTGGCTCTAAGGTTCTTGACCTTTTCTCGCTGGCTGGTGGTATGCGTGGTCGCTTGAATGACGTTCAGGATATGTTCGCAAACGCTTGGAATGAGAATCCTGAATTGGCAATCAAACTGGCTTTCTATGTTCGGAGTATTAGGAAGGGCATGGGCGAACGTGACGTTTCTTACGAGATGTTGAAGTGGGTAGCCAATAATCACCCCGATACCATGCGTAAGAATCTAAAGTATCTGCCTGAGTATGGACGCTGGGATGATATTTATATCTTCGTTGGCACTCCTATTGAGGGCGATATTTGGAAGTTGATAAAGAGTCAGTTTAAGGCTGATATTGCCAACTATAAGGCTGGTAAGCCTGTTTCGCTTATGGCGAAGTGGTTGCCGTCTGTCAACACTTCGTCCCGCAAGACTGTCAATCTGGGTCACATGACTGCGCGTCACCTTGGTTTGAAGGCTTATGCTTACCAGAAGGCTCTATCCAAATTGCGTAAGTATATCAACGTCACTGAGGTTAAGATGTCTGCACGTCAGTGGAACAACATTGACTATCAGGCCGTCCCCTCTAAAGCAATGACGCTGTACCGTCATAGTTTCACCAAGCATGACCCCGAAGGTTTTGGTGAGTTTATGAACGGTGTCAAGACCGGGACGAAGAAGATTAACGCTTCTACGCTCTATCCTTACGACCTCGTTGGGAAATATATGAGTCCTCGCTCTATACGTTCTGCTTGGAATAGCAGTTACTATAACTGCCAGACTAATCAGAATGAGATTGATGAGGTTGTTGAGGCGCAGTGGAAGGCACTGCCGAATTACATTGAAGGCAACAACAATGTGGTTATTATGGCAGATACTTCTGGTTCTATGTCTGGTAAGCCCATTGAGTCCGCGCTTGGTCTTGCAATTTATTTTGCAGAGCGTAACCACGGAGCGTATCATAACCTGTTTATGACGTTCGAGAGCAATCCGCATTGGATTGAGCTTGGTGACAACTCTCTGCTTGGTAATGTTCGTAAGGCCGTTGCTGCTCCTTGGGGCGGTTCTACCAACCTTGAATCTGCGTTCCGTCTGATTCTGAAAACTGCCGTAGAGAATCACCTCTCTAATGATGATTTGCCGAAAGCGCTTATCATTATTAGCGACTTTGAGTTTGACCCGCATAGCGGAAGTCGTTCTTACGGTTGGGGTAATTCTCTGAATGGCGCAAACACCTATCACGCTGCTATGACTAAGCTGTACGCTAAGTATGGCTATACTCTCCCCGCTTGCGTGTTCTGGTGTGTAAACTCTCGTCAGAATACGGTTCACCAGAACTATAATGACAAGGGTGTTACGGCGTTCAGTGGCAGTGCGGCAAGCACTTTCCGTGATGTCTTGCAGACGATTGGTTACAATCCCTATGAGGCAATGCTGAAAGTCCTCATGTCCGCTAATTTCGCAAAGATTACTGTGTAATCTTCTTTGTGGGCGAAAGCCCACATTACATATAGAGGTGTTATATGTCTGATATAAAAAATGTCATTGATATTTCAAAATATCAGGGTCAGATTGATTTCGATGCTCTAAAGAGCGGTGGAATCATTAAGGATTAGAGAACTATTCCTATTGACGGAATTATCATTCGCGCAGTCTCTACAAAGAAAAGCGGTATGTATACCGACCCATATCTAAATAGAAATATGAGCGAATGTACTCGCCTTAGTATTCCGTTTGGAGTGTATTTCATAAGTTATGCAACAAACCATGATACATTCCAAGCAGAGCTTGATAGAACTTTTGAAGCAATAGGCCAATATCACTTAGATTATCCTGTTGTTATGGATATTGAAACTGATGAAAGTGCGTCAGTGGATAAAGATTCATTAACAAGCTGGATAATTGACGGAGCTAATCAAATTAAATCTAAAGGATATTATCCATGTCTTTATACTGGATTATATTTCTCTCAGAATTATATTGATATGACCCGTATTCGTGAAGCTGGAATTGATTTATGGGTTGCTGCTTACAGAGCCACAAAACCAGATGTTGAGTGTACTATGTGGCAGTATGATAGTCAACATAAAGTCAGTGGAATCTCAGGAAACTGCGATGTAAACTACGCATGGGTTGATTATCCGTCCATTATCAATACGCCAGAAAAGACCGAAGATGAACCCATTGTTGAAGAATCTAAAGAAGAAAAGAAATCCTGTTCTTTCTTAGATTTGCTCAGAAAAATATTCAAGTTTTAACTAAGTGAGGAAATTATGAGTATTTGGACGCACGTTAATGGCTTGATTGAAGTTGGTAGTTTTCGCACGACTGACGAAGGAATTTATGCCGTTAATACGGTAATGCGTAATATGCCGCCTGTTGCTACAGGTTCAGAGGGTGATTGCAATTATTATGTATTCCCGTCCAAAGACCATAATCGTTCTTCATCGAGTGATGAGTATAATCGAAACTCAAACCGCATGGATTATCGTTATGACTGTCATCACGGGCTTCTTGACAGTTCACCAATTTTGGTGGCTATTAACGGTGATTTGCGTGACAGAGATATGGCTCAGACAAACAGGGAGATTGTAAAATTTCTCTTTAGATTTTCTAAACATCTATATGTGTACAAATGTACAATCTCTATTACTGGTGATTCTTTGCATTATCGTTTGTTCGGTGACGAAGAAATTATCCTTTCTGGACGGAAGTTAATTGATGCCCTTGATGATAATTTTGTTACCGATAAGCGCTCTATTTACAGTGGAGCTATTGAGCGTTGGGGGATTTATGAACCATTAACGCCTTGGCAAGACATTAAAGATGATTCGGAGGATGAATAATATGGGATTATCTTTAGAGGATAGAATGAAATCCTATTATGAGAAACCTTATAGGATTTATCTGACGCATCGCACTCCTGTTATTATCCGTGTTGACGCACGAGCTGGTTCTTCTTTTACAAAACATTTAGCAAAACCTTGGGATAGTTCTTTTGGTTATGCAATGCAGTCAACTATGAAATTCTTGTGTGAGAATATTCAAGGTTGCGTCTTTGGGTATACTCAGAGTGACGAAATTTCTTTGTTGGTGGTTGACTATCAATCCTTAGACTACGATGCTTTCTTTGCAAATAATCTAAATAAGATTGTGTCTCTGTCTGCTTCAATGGCAACTCTGGAATTTAACAGAGCGTTTGATTATTGGGGCTATCAGAATCTTTGGTTTGACAAAAGTGGAAAGCTCTGCGATAAAGATGCTTTGACCGATGAGGGTGCAAAGTATGAACAGGCATTAGATGATTGCCTTGCAAAAGGTTTGTGTTTTGATTCTCGTACATTTAATGTTCCTCGTGAAGAAGTCTGTAATTACTTTATTTGGCGGCAGAATGACGCTTCTCGCAATTCTATATTGATGCTTGCACAGGATAACTTCTCTCATAAGCAAATAGAGGGTCTAAGCTGTGACGAGTTGCAAGAAAAGTTATTGATTGAGAAGAATGTCAACTGGAATAAGGTCGCCACCATGTTGAAACGTGGAAGTTGCTACTGGAAAGACATTTGTGGCGATAACAAGTGGAAAATGGACACAGAAATTCCAATTTTCTCGCAGGAACGTGATTATATTGATGGCCTCGTTTACTGTGACTATGAAAAAGAGTAACAATTATTTCACAGAATTTTCACAATTTTCCTCTTGACAAATCTAAGAAAGTATGTTATAATTAAATTGTTCCAAAGGGCAGAGGTTCTTAGAAATCAAGAGGTGATATACCGTTATAGTCTAACTGGATAAAACAAAGGACTTCTAATCCTTAATTCCCGATTCAAGTTCGGGTAGCGGTTCTACTTTGATAATTAAATAAATAAGTTTTAGACGCTTACAGCGACATAATTTTTCTTCATCTATCTTCAAAATAGGAGTTGTGGGTTCGAGTCCCGCTGCATCCGAGAGGGTGTATAGTTTAATTGGATAAAACTAAAAGAAACAAAGCGTCTAATGAGAGGTAAAAATATGGCATGGATTGATGAATCAACGCCTGTCACACTATTCAATGATATTCTAAATAACATTGATACAAGTGTGGCTGACAAAATTGAATCCATTAAAAAGGTTCCAATTCAAGACCACAACTGGCAAATTTACATTACTAATTCCGCTTATAGTAGGTGGATGAAATGTTCAGAGGAAGAAGAGCAAGAAGTTCTCGCTTCATTCTTGAATAGTAATGATTTGAGTGCAATTAAGAATGTTTTGAGAAAATTTGGTGTTCAAATTATTGACGCTAAACTTTCTGACAGCACAATTACAGTTACGGTTGTTGGTGACTCTACGATGAAAGATGCGGAGAATCTAAAGAAAGATTGGGATAAATACTGCGAAGAACAGAATAAGAAACCTGACGGAAACAAATAAATAAGTTTTAGACGCTTACAGCGACATAATCACATTGCTATCAGGAGCATGAGGTGGACGTTCGAGCCGTCCACTCCCGACCGAACGGGAGTTAGCTTAATTGGTTAGAGCGCATAAGTGAAACAGCGTCTATTTTATCTGGATTTTGGTGTGTTTAATATATAACAAATGGGATTAGCGGGGTCAACTGTTAGTCCCATTATTTTGTTTACGAAAGGATTTTGGTATTATGAAAAAACTACTATGCACCATTCTGGCTTGTATCATGGTGTCATGTACGATATGCACCACAGTAGTCTCGTCAAAAGCAGTAGACTTTTCAGACAAGTATGAATTATATGAAACATGGGATAATGAATTAAAGGAATACACCAAAACAATCAGCGAAGAATACGGAGTGCCTTATGCGGCTCTTGTGGCAATTATTTACCATGAATCCAGATTCGACCCGTCAGTTGGAACAAATTATATTGGTCTAATGCAAGTTGGCTCTACAAAAGACATTCTTAACTTTCTCGAAGAAAGAGGAATCAAAGTAACAAAGAGCGACTTATATAATGCAGAAACAAACATTAAATGCGGCGCTGTTATCCTAAAGTATGCAATAGACAAGACAGATACGATAGAGGATGCTTTTTATGTGTACACTTGTGGAGAAGGAGCGGTCAAAATCAGAAAACAAAATGGATTAGCGAAGAACAAAGCTACCATTGAAATTACTAAGTTATATTATGAATACGCGAATTATTTCGCAGAATCTAAAAGACAAGCATATGAGAATTTTCTTTTAGATGAATTAGATACGGCGCAAGAAGAATTAAATAATCTCACGCAATCTGCTGATTCTTGCGAGGCTTATCAAACAGAATATTACGACTGGCAAGTACGATTTAGTCAACTAAAGTTGGAGTATATCCAGTCAGAGTTGGCGGCTCTGGAATAATCCAAAAAATATTTCCAAGACCCCTTGACATTACCCCTTAGATGTGCTATAATATTGGTGGTGAGAGGGAATACCTTCACAATATCATCAGTAACAAAGCTACATCCAAGGGGCTTGCTATTACGCTGAAAAATTTTCAATACCCCTTGACAAATTTTGGTTGGTGTGGTATAATGTTACTACAAAGAAATTAAGGAGTAAAACATGAAAATTAAATGCTATCCTGCACACAACCGTTGTATCGCTACTGGTTACGAGAATGGTCGGCGCGTCAAGGTTCAGGCAGTATGCTCTAAGGATGACCAGTTCGATAAGGATTTCGGCGTCCAGCTTGCTGCTTTGAAGTATAAGGTTGCGAAGAAGGACGCTCGTATTGCAGACCATGAGCGCGATATTAAGGATTTGCAGAATCTGATTAAGGTTTGTGAGCTGGAAATTGCTAATCAGAAAAAGGCAATCGAAATCGTTAAGGCACACAAGGCCGAGGCCGAGCAGAAAGTTACGGAATTTCTTTCCACAAAATATTCTACTCAGGGCTAATAAGCGGGGTGGCTTTGCCACCTTTACATAAGTTTGGTTCGTTCTTTATTTAATATAAAGTAAACATATATAATCTAATAGGAGTGATTACATAATGGCTTTTAATTTCAAAGTTCAAGAAGCCGTCCGTGAGAAGATTGCGGTTAAGATTGCCCTTATGGGAAGTTCAGGTTGTGGCAAATCATATTCTGCGTTGCGTCTGGCAACGGGTATGATTGCAGAAATGCGTAAGCTGAATGTCCTCGAAGGCACAAACGGTAAGGTTTTGTTTGGTAATACTGAAGGCCCCCGTGGTCGCTATTACGCAAAGGAATTTGAGTACGACATTGTTGACCTTGAACCGCCTTACAACCCAGAACTCTTTACAGACCTAATTAACTTCGCAGTTCAGAATAAGTATTCGGTTCTCGTAATTGATAGTTCTTCCGCAGAGTGGGAAGGCAGAGGCGGCTGTCTTGATTTACAGCAGCAGTTTGGTGGTAATTACCAGTCTTGGGCGAAAGTAACGCCTCGTCACGACAAGTTTATCGACACTATGGCGTATAGTCCGATACATATTATTGCCACAATGAAGGGCAAAGACCAGTATGAGGTCGATAAAGATGACCGTGGTAAGATTGCAGTTAAGAAGCTCGGTCTTGGTGCAAAACAGCGTGAAGGTTTTGAGTATTACTTCACCAGCACGTTTATGATTGACCGCGATAGTCACATGGCTAAGTGTGAAAAGGATAATACTCACATCTTTGAGCGCGAGGGAACTGCAATTCTTGATGAATCTCACGGCGCAAAGATTATTGATTGGGCTAATGAGGGTGACGCAACCCCGATTACTGCTCCCCCTATTAGCGTGAGCGCGCCTGTCGATACTGCGGCTCTTAATGAGACTATCGAGAAGATTAGTAGTCTGACTAATGCTCTGCTTGCTGTTGGCGCTGACAAGTCAGCGATTGCTGACGTTATTCGCACAAATCATATTGTGAACGGTAGACCGAGTGCAAACTATAAGACCATTACCAATATTGAGGTCGCAAAGGCTACACTGACTTCTCTTGAAACTCTGATGGATAATTACAACAAGAGCCATTCTTGATTTAGATTAGGAGATTTTTAACTTATGATGAATGTTGTTGCTATTACTGGACGTTTTGTTGCTGACCCTGAACTGCGCAAGGTAAATGATACTGCAAGTGTTTCTAATTTTAGCATCGCAGTTGACCGTAACCGTGCAGATAAGGACGGCAATCGTGTTGCTGATTTCTTTAACGTGACTGCTTGGAATAAGACCGCAGAGTTTATTTCTAAGTATTTCCACAAGGGCGATATGATTGCCATTGAGGGTTCTTTGCAGACTCGGCGTTATACCGATAAGGACGGCAATAATCGTACTGCTACTGATATTATCGCCAATAATGTGTCGTTCTGTGGACGTAGTGGCTCTGGCGGGTCTACTACTGCCACCACCGCAGTTGCTGGCGCAGAGCGCACTCCCGTGGTGGAGTCTCCCGCTTATGATGACCTCCCGTTTTGACAGGGAAATATTGGCTTTTATAAATAATTAAGACAAGAAAGGGCGTGGCAGAAATGCCCGTCCTTTAATTATAATTGGAGATGCTAATGGAAAAAAGACAGACTTATTCGTTCTCCAAGATTAAGAATTTTTAGAGTTGTAAGCAGTATTTCTATCTAAATTACTTCGATTCACACGGTTGGGAGAGAGAATCCCACGGCACAAGTGAATTTGGAAGTTTTGTTCACAAGATATTGGAACTGTATGGTAGTGGACAATTAAAATTAGAAGAATTGCTGGATTATTATGTAGACCACTACAATGAGAATGTTGTTTCAGACTTTAATCTAAGAATGGCTCCCACATTTGGCAAATATATGGGAGACTCCTATTATGAAAAGGGATTAAAGTTCTTTGAAACATTCCAAGGATTCCCGTTTAAGATTCTTGAAACAGAACTACGGTTTGATTTGCCATATAATGAAGAATATAATCTAAATGGACAAATTGACGTTGTTGCGCAAGATAATGACGGACTTCTGGTGGTTGATTACAAATCTAAAGGAAATTGGAAATCTAAAGAGGAACGCCTAAAGTATGAGAAGCAATTATATTTCTACGCTTGGGCTGTTAAGCAATTATATGGAGTTTACCCCGCTAAGATGGCTTTCTATATGTTCAGAATTGACAAATGGACTTGGGTAAACTTTGATGAAAATAGATTAAAAGAAGTATTGAAATGGGTCGAAGAAGAAGTCGAGAATATCAATGACGAATTTGAATTTGAACCCATTACAGAAACAGATGACAGTTTTAATTTCTTCTGTAATAACTTCTGTGATTTTAGACACTCATGTCCTTATGGACAGTTAAATAGTTAAGGGGATTTTGGCATGAGCCAGTTGTTAGATAAGATTATTGAAGCAAAGGAAAAACTCGGTGATAGACAGGCAGAAATTATCGCAGAGGGCTACCCGCTTGAACAGTGGAATCCAGAGCGCGGCTCTGCCAAATCTATTTTTAATCAGAATGATAATACTCCCTCTATGATGTGGGAGAAACGCAATTACTACTTCAAAGATTTCTCCACTGGCAAGGTTTTCGGTATTTTGGATTATTATATGCACAAATACAATGAACCTTACCTAAAATCTGTCAAGCGTCTTTTAGATGAAACAGGAGTTGAGTATGAACCGTCATTATTCAACTTTAATAGTAATGAATCTAAAGACTATTTCAAGAATTACATATATCCGCACGAAGAACAGCCAGCAAACGACACGGTGATTGCATATATGGCAAAGCGTGGTATTTCAGAACGTACTTGCCGTTATGCTGGAATTGGTTCTGACGCTCACAATAATGTCGTATATAATTTCCATGATATTAACGGTAGACTCGTAACTGTGAAATATCGCCCCTCTCACGCAATCAGACCCGGTGAAGCAAAATATTTTTACCAGAAAGATGCAAGCACTTGCCCGATGTTGTATAACATTAACAAGGTTGACCCAACAAAACCTTTGTTGGTAACAGAAGGCATGAATGACACTTTAGCGGTAATTGAAGCTGGATTTACAAATGTTGTCAGTATTCCGTCTGGCGCAGAGGATTTGAATTGGATTGAGTTGTGTTATCAGTTTATAGACCAGTGCGAGGAACTAATTCTCTGGTATGATAATGACGAGGCTGGACAGAATGGTCTATCTAAAGTGGTGCAGCGTCTTGGTGAGTATCGGTGCAAGATTGTTAAGCCAGCAGAAGAAGATGAAGAAGCTGTAAAGCTGTATTATCAAAACGCTACTGGTAATTCTACTTTAGATATACATAAGACAGATGCAAATAATGTGTTATTGGCTTGTGGGGCGGCAAGAGTATTAAGCCTTATCAATAATGCGGAAGAAATTCCTTTGGAAAGCCTTATTGATATTTTCGATGCGCCAGATTTTAACATTCTGGAAGTTGATTACACACCTACTGGCCTAAAAGATTTTGATTCGCAGATTTATGGACTTGTACCGTCAACGCTCAATCTTTTCTTAGGAAAGAGTGGACTCGGTAAATCAAGTTTAGTGTCACAGATAGTAGCGGCAGAAGCTATTGAACACGGGAAGAAAGTGTTCTGGGTAAGCATGGAATCTCAGCCCTCACAGACAAAAGATTGGCTTGTAAGCCAGCTTTGTTCGCGTGAGCACATGGTTGAGTATGTTTCGCGTAGTGGTTTCCATTATTATAAACCAACTAATGAGGCTAAACAAGCGATAGCAGAATATTATCGAGGCAAGGTTTACCTTTATGATAATTTGCTGCTTACAAATCCAGATTCTCTTATTGAGAAAATGAAGTATTCCTACAAGAGATGTGGCACGACAGTTTATATAATTGATAATCTAATGTGTCTAAATTTTAACGGAGCTTCTGAATCTGAAACTTCTGGCAGACTTGTTGAATGGTTTAACAAGTTGATTAACTTTACAAAGAACTATGGAATCACAACAAGTTTGATAGTTCATCCGAGAAAGGGCGCGGTTGGCGTAAGTCAGCCATTGACGCAGCAAGACATTGCTGGGTCGGCAAATGTTGGGAATCTCTGCGATAGATTGTTTAGTATTGAAAAACCATTCGACCAAGATATTATGGAGATGGGTTTCGACAGAGAGCTATGTGTTCTAAAAGATAGGCCACTGGCTCGTGCTGGTAGCTATTCTGGATTGTACTATGACAAGGTTACTCGTAGACTGCGTGGACACTCAGATGACCCCTTTAAGAAATATTCGTGGGATGATGGTTCTATTAGATATTCCAGCGAACAGTACAACGGTGGTCTAATTGTTGGACATAGAGAGCTGGATATTGATAGAGCGAGAAATGAAGCAACACCATACTGAGGTGATGAGATGCCAAATTATGTACAAACGCATATACATTCAGATTTATCGTTGTTAGATTCATGTACAAAGTTTCAGGACTATGTACAACGCGCCGCAGAATTAGGGCAAGAGGCACTTGCAAGTACAGAACATGGTGTCATCTATAATTGGGTTGAGAAAAAAGTCGCTTGCAATACCGCTGGATTGAAATATATTCATGGCGTTGAGTGTTATCTGACGGAAAAGTTAGAACATACAAAGCCAGACGGTTCTACATTTAGAATACGTGATAACTACCATACAATTCTTTTAGCCAAAAATCTAAATGGAATAAGGGAAATAAATAGTCTTGTTTCAATCTCGTCAGATAATGCCCATCAATATTATAAACCAAGAATTAGCTTTGAAGAATTTTTAGGTTTGTCTGATAATGTAATCACGACCTCTGCTTGTCTTGCTTCTCCAATCAATAAACATAACTTTGATAGAATTGGACAAGAAATTCTTGAAGAATGTGGACAAGAGGCACACCAAGAGCATCTTGCGTGGTATGATTTACTTTGTAAAAAATACTCATTCTTTGAGGTTCAGCCTCATTATATGAGCCAAGACCAAGCAGAATTTAATGAGTATTTGATTAGTCTGTCTAAGAAGTATGACAAGCCTCTTATCTGTGGAACTGACGTACACAACTTAAATAATTATAAGGCCGAATGTAGGCAGATATTTAAGGAATATAAGGGTGCTACATACGCTGACGAAGACGATTTCGATTTGTCGTATCACAGTTATGATGAGATATTTGATATGTTCAAACGCCAAGGAGTGTTAAGTGACACACAGATAAGTGACGCGCTTGTATATACTAATGTTGTTGCTGATTGTGTAAATGACCCAAACCTTGATAAGTCTACAAAATATCCATACATGGGCGAAGGCGCGGAAGATAAGTTCGTTAAGCGCGTTTGGTCTATGTTTGATGACAAGATAAATTCTGGCGTTATCCCAATGTCTCAGAAAGCTGAGTTTGAGACAAGACTTGATGAAGAAATTCGCGTATTTAAGAAAGTAAATATGTGTACATTCATGTTGTCAATGTCAGAAATTATTGGGTGGTGTAAAGCGAATGGTATAGCCGTTGGGCCAAGCAGGGGAAGTTGTGGCGGCTCATGCGTAGCCTATGTAACAGATATAACAGACCTTAATCCAGTGCAGTGGCATACAGTGTTCTCTCGTTTCTGTAATGAAAACCGTGTGGAAATCGGGGACATCGATGTTGACCTCTTTGAAGATGATAGACCAATAGTGTATCAGCATATAATCGACACGTTTGGGAAAGAAAAGACGGCTTACGTTCTTGCGCTTGGCACAATAGCGGATAAGGCTACGATAGACGTTATCGGCGGTTCGTTGGCAAAAAGATGGGAGAAAGAGCATTTTGGAAACAACAATAATCCATATTCTTTGAGTATCATAGCAAAGATTAAAAAGGAATATGATTCAGACCCTGAAACTTGCAAAATAAATCATCCAGATATTTTCTATTATTTCGATGGTCTTGTAGGGACATATCAATCTCAATCAATGCACCCCGCTGGAATGATAATTTCGCCAATTACATTATCTGACAATTACGGTACTTTGATTAAAGACGATATGCAGATACTATGTCTTGACATGGATAATTCGCACGATGTCGGATTGGCAAAATATGATATTCTTGGGTTAAGAAATATTGGAATTATAAAAAAATGTACAGAATACATAGGCACTCATTTTCCTAAATCCTATGAAATTGATTGGAACGACAGAGAAGTATGGGACGGCATAAAGAAATCTCCTATCGGTATATTCCAATTTGAAGAAAGTTTTGCTTTCTCGCTATTAAAGAAGTTTGGAACAAATTCAATAGAGGATATGTCACTTGTTACGGCTTGTATTAGACCGTCTGGCGCAAGCTATCGTGATAATCTAATTGCGAGAGTTCAACACAAAAATCCATCAAAAATTATTGATGATATGCTAAAAGATAACTTAGGTTATCTGGTTTATCAAGAGGACACTATTAAGTTTTTGCAAGATATTTGTGGTTTCAGTGGAAGTGAGGCAGACACAGTTCGCCGTGCTATTGGTCATAAGGATGCAAAGAAATTGCAAGAAGCCATCCCTAAGATTCTTGACGGATATTGCGCTAAGTCTGATAAATCTCGTGATGTAGCAGAGCAAGAAGCCAAAGAGTTCTTACAAATTATCGAAGATAGTTCGTCCTATCAGTTTGGTTACAACCATAGCGTAGGCTACTGCTTGCTCGGATATTTGTGCGGATATTACAGGCACTACTATCCGTTGGAATTTTTGACAGCGTTCTTTAATTGTTCCAAAACGGAAGAAGATTTCGTAAATGGAGAAATTCTTGCTGGTGAACTCAAAGTAAGAATGATGCCCCCTCGTTTTAGATATTCCAAGTCGGAATATTTCTTCGATAAGGCAACTAATTCAATCTATAAAGGAATTGAATCAGTCAAGTTCTTAAATAGTGCAGTGGCGAACGAACTGTACGCACTAAAGGATAATCAATATAACACATTTGTTGACTGCCTTTTAGATGTTTATAACAAAACCAGTATCAATGCCCGTCAATTAGATATTCTTGTTAAGCTGGATTACTTCAAAGAGTTCGGTACTCAAAGAGAATTGTTACAAATCATAAAGATTTTTAATGAGTTCAAAGTTGGAGAAGAAAAGCAAGCTAAAAGCATAAAGAAAGATAAATATGCTAATGATGAAATATTAACGGCTCTTATTTCTCGTCATGCAACAGGATTAACTAAGAACGGTAAAGAAGCTAAGAGTTGGACAATAACTGACCTTAGAGGGCTGATTGATGAATGTGAAGCATATTTGCGTTCTCTTAGATTGCCAGACTTGCCCGTTAAAGACCAGATAAAGAACCAACTTGATTTTACTGGCAGTATCTCGCTAAAGACTGGCAAACAAGAAGATAGACCAAGAATTATAGTAATAGACAAGCGTATACTGAAATCTAAAGAGGATAAACAGCCTTGGGCTTGTGTAATTACTGGACAGTCAGTTGGCAGTGGTAAGCGTACAGAATATACGATACCTTACAAGATTTATAAGAAACAACCATTCAAAATGACCGAAGAATCTATTGATATAATCCATATCTTAGATTGGTATAAAAACAAAAAGGGTTACTTCTATGTAACCAAATACGAAGTAGAGGTGTAATAATGTCTTTTACAGTTACTTGGGAGAATAGTCAGAATCTTGATAGTAAACAGGTAAAACTGAACGCAGAAAAGATTCTGGCTACTAAAACCTCCAACAGATTCCGCAAGTTCGTTAAGTCTCATAAGGATGAAATTTTCACAGCTAAAGACGCAAAGGCTGGAACTAAGGCAACTGGAATGATGTACGAATTAGAGGAAGATGAAACAGTTCCTAAGTGGTTATTCTATGTTGATGATTTGATTCTCGTGGAGTGATACATATTAAAAGAGTTATTATAATCAATGGTTTGCCTCAAAGTGGCAAAGATACATTCGTAAATCTCTGTGGTAACTACGCTAAAGTAGTAAACTTTTCTTCTATTGATTTTGTTAAGGACGTTGCTGAATATGCTGGCTGGGACGGGAAGAAAACTGACAAGAGCAGACTGTTTCTGTCAGAGCTAAAACGTCTAATGGCTTATTTAGACGATATTCCTTATAAAAAAGTCAAAGAGACCGTGAGAGATTTCCGCAAAAGTGACAATGAGTTACTTTTCATACATATTCGTGAACCAGAAGAAATAAGCAGAGCGGTCAAAGATTTTAGTGCGTTAAGCGTATTTGTTAGTCGTGCTGGCAATACACAAATTGTTAGCAACGACTCTGATAAATATGTTGCAAGCTATAACAACTATGATTTCACATTAAATAATGATTCTGATTTAGATGCGCTTGACCGTAAAGCAAAGGGTTTTGTTACATATCTAAGGAGTAAAGATTATGATTAAGTTTGAAAAGGTCAGCTACGAGCAGTTTCTTAAAGATTATAAGGCAATCTACGGTGATGAGATTGAGGAAAAATATATTAAGCCTATGTATAATAACCTAAAGCTACCCAAGAGGGCAACCTCTGGTTCGTGCGGATATGATTTCTTCTCGCCTTTTGATTGGGAACTTGATAACCGTTCAGAGGTTATTATTGGAGATAAGACTTGTGGGTACGAGCCTCGTCCTACCGAAATTATGATTCCCACTGGCATTAGGGCTATTATGGATGAAAATGTTTGTCTGGTTATCGTTCCTCGGTCTGGGCTTGGAAGTAAGCATTATCTTAGATTGTCAGGCACTTTAGGAGTAATAGACAGCGATTACTATAAGTCCGATAATGAAGGCCATATCTTTATCAAAGTCAGAATTGAGAATCACAACCTTGATGTTTTCCGTGTCGTTGCTGGTGAGCGTTTTGCACAGGGAATTTTCCTGAATTATCTAAAGGTCGATAATGACCGTCCACTCCGTTCTACTCGTAATGGTGGTTTTGGAAGTACGGACAAGGTGACACAGTAATGACTATTGAAGAACTTTATGATTGGGCTGTTGACAATAACTGCGAGGATTTCCCGTTAGTAATCTCCATGCTGAACTATGCTTCGGAAGTTATTCAAGAAGATTTATTCATTGATACAGCAGACGAATGTGTAGCAATTACAGATAAGAATTACGGGTAACGCCTATGGAGTTATACAACAAATATTTTCTTCCTGAATTTATAAGGATGAAAGATTATGTAAACAAATATAATTTGCATAATAGGACATTAGTAGTATTTAACTTTAACGATAAAGAAAAGAGTATGCTCGAACGTCTGGAAACTCTATGCGGAGCATTAGAAATTAAAATGGTTTCCTATACTTATCCTTTAGATTTGACAGAAAAAGACCTTGATGATTTAATGGAGATGTTAAATTGGACGCAAGATACTATTGCTACTGGTGTTATATTTATCAATATGCACGAACGTGTAAAATTCCTTTTAGATTATCTTTCTCCCATTCAGGATATAGCTGCCCTTACTTCAACATCCTCTTACATAAATCCTATGGCAAAGGGTATTGTCGAATATTTTGATAACAACAATATAAATCTAAAAGGGAAAACGGTTTATATCGCTTGCGAAGATAGACATATAGCAGACCTGATTGATATTCTCCATGACCGTGGATGTAAGGTCATATGGGGTAACAGCAAGGTAGAATATTCATATCTTGAAATGAGCGATATTGCTATTACTTCTGACGATAAAGGATTAAACGGTTTTGTTGAGTGGACAGGCGTGGTTAAATTGGATAGACATAATATATTTGATTTGTCATCACTTGCACTACTCGAAAATCTAATATACGAAAGGGATAGGCTATGACAGTAACACAAGAACAAATCAACTCTTTGTTAGATTCAGCAGACACCCGTGAGGTTGTTGTATTTGATAAATGCTTAATTGTGGCATACCAATTCAAGAACGGGTTCGTTATGGTTGAATCCAGCGCGTGTGTAGACCCAGCTAATTTTGATATTGAAATAGGCCGCAAGACCTGTCGGGAACACGCAGAAAATAAGCTGTGGGAGCTTGAAGGGTATCTGCTTCAAGATAAGACCTATCGCAAGACCATTCAGGGAGCAGAGGACGATGTAAAGACCCGTGTAGAGGGCTTGTCCCCAGAGGCCAAAGATGTGTATAACACAATCTTGGAGACTATCATGGCTAAGTACCCCCTGCCAGAAGCGAAATAAATTTTGAAAAATTACCACAAACCACTTGACAAATCCTCTGGTTTGTGGTATAATTTTACCAGAAAGGCGAATAAGAGAGGTGTGATGGAAGATTATCAATGTAGGAAACGACTGGCAAGAGTTTTTAGATTAGGAACAGTCTAAAGATTATTACAAAGACCTAAGACAATTTCTCGCTTGGGAATATCAAACTCAAACAATATACCCGCCAGCAGACGAAATTTTCTATGCGTTCAAAATGACACCACTTTCACAGATAAAGGTCGTTATAGTTGGACAGGATTGCTATATAAATCCAAATCAAGCGATGGGTTTATGTTTCTCAGTTCCAGAGCTTACTAAGGCTCCACCGTCATTAGTTAATATACATAAAGAATTGGATTCGGAAAATGTATTGCGTGATGATTGGTCTAATGACTTAACTCGTTGGGCTATGCAAGGCGTATTTCTGTTAAACAGAACCATGACGGTAAGAGCGGGTCAATCTCTATCACATTTTGGACACGGTTGGGAGCGTTTTACCTCTAATGTAATTTACAGAATAGAGGAACAAATGCAACCTATTGTTTATATGTTATGGGGAAAGAACGCGCAGCAACTTAGGGAGTATGTTACAAACCCAAACCATATTGTGTTACAGTCTGCGCATCCCTCCCCGTTTTCAGCAAGACGTGGGTTCTTTGGTAATAATCATTTCGCAGTGGCAAACGAATATCTAATGAAAAATGGTATGGAACCGATTAGGTGGTGAGTAATTTGGCTTTCAAGGTTTTCCAAGGCAAGAATGGTTTTGATTTCTACTTTCTGCGCGACCATACGTCAATCAGAGTTGAGACATTTCGCAAGGTTGAAGAATCTCGCTGGAATGTTTTTGATATGGTAGCATTTAAGTCATCAGAACAAAGATGGTATTGCTATTGCAAGGAATATACATCTAAAACAAAGTTCACTTGGAAACTTGTTGCTAAACTACCGACTTCTTCAATTAAGAAAATGACAATCTCAGGTCTTAATAGGCAAGAAGAATCTGACTTTAATAGGGAGTATTGGGACGAATGAAATACATGGGTAGCAAAGAACGAATATGCAAATACATCGTTCCAATAATCCAGCAATATATTGACGAAACTGGCGCTACAAATTATGAAGAACCGTTTTGCGGTGGCTGTTCGATAATTGAGAAAATTAAATGTCAAAACAGGTGGGCATTTGATAACAATAAATATCTTATTGGGCTATTAAATCATGTGACTGCTGGATTGCCACTTCCAAATGAGATTCCTAAATCTGTATATGATGACGTAAGAGAACATTACTATTTAGATGACGGGAAGTACAGTGACGCATATATCGGGATAGTAGGGTTTCTCGCGTCATATAATGGCAGATTCTTTGACGGTGGTTATGCTAAGACTGGGATTGAGCATACTCCAAAAGGTGATAGAATAAGAAATTACTATCAAGAAGCAAAGTGCAATATTGAATCACAGGCAGAAAATCTAAAAGGAATTTTGTTTGCGACTCGTGATTTCTTTTTAGATTTCAATGAGCAGTATATTGATTTATACTCTGGTTTTGTTTTCTTATTTGACCCGCCTTATAAAGATGTAAAACAGTACGCTAATTCAAAAGACTTCGATTACGAGGAATATTATGAGATTTGCCGTAAGCTATCAGTAAATAACATAGTATTGTGTTGCGAACAGAATATGCCAGAGGATTTCATGTGCATTTGGGAAAGACCCATATTGCGTAGTATTAAAGCCACTGATAAGAGTTATTCGCCTGAAAGATTATATACACTTGGTCTTGGATTAAAATATGGAATAGGTGGCAATAATGTATAATCTAATGATAAACGATAAGCGTTCTTTGTGTGACAAAGAATTGGTCTGGCTCGGGGGTGAAATTGGAGCCTTTTATGTTTACGACAAGAAGAACGATATATTTGTGGAGGCTGGTTGTGGTGAGGATGAAAACCCAAAAACATATAATGCAGATTGGGTATTCAGTTTAGAATCAGCGTTAAAAGTTATGGTAGATGGAGACTAATATGGCTTTTATTGTAAAGAAATTTGATAAGTTTGTTTACTGGTCTTGCTCCTATTGCGGTGATGCTAATTGGTTGGAACAACCAGCAAATATTACAAAATGCCCCGTATGTGGCAAGCGTTTTGAAAATCCTAATGCAGAACCTTGTCATTTAGATTATGACGATATAAGGAGACACAAGAATGAAGATTGTATTTGATTCTGCTACACCAGCGAAGTTGTTTGGTGATTTGGCAGTCGGTGATGTATTTTATTATGATAGCCGTTATTATCTGAAGGTTTATCTGTATAGCACCGACAATGTTAATTACGCTAATGCAGTTTTGCTTCGCAATAATCCTGACGTTACGCCTGTTATGAATGACTATACTATTGTGACGTTTGCTAATTCGGCAGAAGTACATCCTGTTAATGCAACATTAACTATCAGTCAGCTTGACGCAGAGGACACTACTGCTGATACTGACGAAAACGCAACCGTGAATGGTTAATAACGGAGGAAAATAATAATGGCAGAGACTACTACATACCCCATTTATTCAGCTAAATTTACTTCGTCAGCAGACGGAGCTACTCTTGAAGTATCTGGACAGAAAACTGGCACTACTTCTGGCGCTGTCAAGGTTGGTATTACATATAACCTTATTGATTCAGAGGGAACTGAAACCCAAAATATGTTCCTGTTTGATAATTATTCTCAGGCTTTAGATTTCGCTACCTCTATTATCGACACCGTATTTAAGGCAGTTCCAGAAGTTTATGAGAGCGCCTCGTCCGCATTGAAGATTTATAAACCGCACGTTTTGTAATCTAAGGAGAAAAGTATGAAGTGCTTTGTGAGAAATAATCTTTCAGACGCAAATAGTATTAAGCCGACTTCCACCACAAAACTTGTACTTTCTCGGTATGATATGATTGATGGCGCTGGTTTCCCTCGCAAGTGTTACGTTCAGGAACCTAATTCAGATAGCAGAGTTACAATCGAAACTCCGACCATTTATTACGATGATAATGGTGAGATTTTTGTCATGCTTTATAAGGGAAACCGCTACGAGACTGTTGATGGCAAGTTGGTAATCAATAACGAAGACTAATAAATGAAATTTAAGAATGTTGGCTTCTTATGGTTTTTTACTCATATCGAGCATTTACTATTATTGATTTGTATTGGAATATTTGTGGCTTCTTTGGCGCATGATAATGATGTTTTGTGTGCATTGATGGCTCTCCCAATCACTGTTTTAATTATAATAATTGCAACCGAATATGTTTTTAATGAAGGCTCGGCTATTAAGTTGCCTTGGTTTGCATACAAAAGTGCTAAAAATGAAATTAAAACGCAAAAATATCTTGTATTGTCTTTCAACACGTTTGCATCTATTTATAAACTAATGTGCTATCGTGAAGAAGAAACTGGCAAGGCTAATCCGTTTGCCACAAACCATAGATACCCATTTTATAAAGAAACAATGATAGTGTTTAGTAATGCGTTGGATTATATAAGATTTATAAGATTTCTACAAACAGAAGCAAAACAGGAAGAAAAAAATAATATAAAACTAAATTATGATACTAAGGCGCTTTCTGAAATAAGTGAAGACCTTGAAAATGAAAAGAAACGTCAGATGTCTGAATATAGTAGTTTGTGTCAGAAATCAAAGGTAGGCGAAGAATAATATGGCAAAAGTAAATTTAATCACATACACGCCAGAGCCAGAAAAAATTGTGGCAGCAGCAGCAAAACTGTGCTATTCTAATAGTGATGTTAATAAGCTGATGGATGGTTTAACAGAAGATAAAGTAAATTCTTTCTTAGACCATTTAACAAACCTTGGGCATCAATCGCCTTTTGAACACGTTTCATTTACTTTCAGTATCGAAGGTGTCAGTCGTAGTTTTCTTGCTCAGATAACGAGACATAGGGTAGGCTGTGCTTACTCCGTCAGAAGTCAAAGATATTGCTCAATGACAAATGCCGATTGCGTTGTGCCAGAGCAAGATTACATGGCAGAGAATGGTGTTGATTGGCTGTTTACAGAATCATACAAAAAATCTTTTGAGAATTATAATTCTCTTGTTGAGCATCTAACAAAGATTTATGTTGATTCAGGTATAGAAGAAAAGGCGGCTAAAAAGAAAGCACAAGAAAACGCTCGGTACGTTCTCCCAGAGGCTTGTAATACTGCTATGATTGTTACAATGAACGCGAGAGAATTGCTGCATTTCTTTGAGCTTAGATGTTGCAATCGTGCGCAGACAGAGATTAGAGAAGTTGCTTATCAAATGCTTGCGCTGGTTTATCCTATTGCCCCGCATTTGTTTCGTGACGCTGGCCCATCTTGCGTGAGAGGTGCTTGCCAAGAGGGTCGAATGTCTTGCGGTCAGGCCGTTACAGTGAGAGAATATGTAAAGAATCTAAAAGAACAAGCCTGACAAATTGTGAAATTTTTGTGAATTTTACCGCCCCACTTGACTTTGGGGCGGTTTTGTGCTATAATAAGAGTAACAAATAAGGCGAGGTGTGACATGAAAAAGCTAAAAAAGGATAAGATGTTTTATATCTTCCAAGGCGAACAACAACTAAAGACGTTCATGGAAATAGGAGACAAATACACTCTCTACAAAATGCCAGAAAAATATCCTATTGTCATGGTCGGTGAGCAGACGGACAAAGGGGAACATTTTCTAAGAAAGATTGTAGATTCCGATGTGCCGTTTATGCGCAAGATTATTCAGAACGCAGAGAATAGTCTCGACAAGCAGAAGAATTATTACGCACAGGTTATGGAAACTGCAAAAGTCAAAGAAGGAACTCGGTACGCAGAACTTCGTGACGTATATAATATCAAGACCACATTCCCTTATCATCATTCAGTACAAGTAAAACTCGACAGCGGAGAGGAAGTTCTATTTGTAGATAAGAAGGGTATGGTAGTTAAGAGGATTAAATTAAGGGACTATCATCGTTGTGGAACGCACAGCTTCTATACTGTGTATGTGACTAATGAACTTTGGAATACGGTTTGTAATAATGAACCGAAAAAGGAGAAAGAGAATGAGCACACCGAGACATCCGCAGATAACAAGGCGTAAATCAAATAATAAATCTTATCCAGCTTATTGTCATAATATAACACACAAAGGGTATTTAATGACTGCGGCGATTAAATCACATGAATGTCTTGGTAAAAATTGTCCGTATCTGCAAAAGTTTGAAGAACATGAATGGTGGCATCAACGTGAACTGCTTAAAGCGCAGAGAAAGCGCAGCAAGATGCTGAAAAGAGGTCTGTAGTAATGGGTATTATCACTTTTCTGACTATGTTTTGGGTTCATATTTGGGATGATTTTCATAATCAGGGAATCCTTGCCGATATGAAATGTAAGGATTGGTGGAACAAAAATTATCCCGATGAACTTTATAAAGATGATTGGGCGGTTGCCCTGACTTGGCACTCTTTACAGTGGGCTATCAGTATTATGTTTCCCATCCTGATTTATTCATTCTTTAGTGGAGCAATTTATACAACCGCTTTTGATACAGCTTTTGGTATAGTAGTTCTTATGAATACTGTCATTCACTTTATTGTGGATAACGCGAAAGCCAACAAACACAAGATTGGACTTTATACAGACCAGATTCTCCATGTGATTCAGATTTCAGCTACATTCCTTATTATGCAACCGTTTGCGAGGTAATTTATGATTTCTCAGATTAACATTTCGGTCATTGACGCTCAAACTCATGGCGAGTACGGTACACTTATGAAGCAGATTACATCTAAAGCAGATATTGAGGATTACAAGTCTCAATATGATACCTTTATGAAGTGGCTGTGCGGCGCGAATGTTTTCACTTCCCCAACTACCTCTATCCTCTTAGATTACATCATCGTTGACGATAAGAGCAAAACGTATGTGAGTAAAGGTCAATATGGTTATGTGAGGCTCGACAAGAATCTGCGCAACTTTAACGAGTCCGTTAAGACCATTGTTTCTGAAATTTATAATAATACAGATGATGATAAACAGGATAAGGCCACTGACAATATTACTCGCAGATTTCGCATTAAGAAGTGGTTAAAGGAGAAATAAATGTTAGTTAAGGTCTCTGTAAGAAAAATTGGCGATGATTATGGTTTTACCATTGATTCGGTTGATGGTATGTGCAAGGATTTCACCAAAGAAAACTTTATCACAGTTGGCTATCCACAAGACACAGAGGATTATTCAAAACCTGTTGTCTGTTTGACAAAACAGGAAGAAATTACAAGCTATGAAGATAGCTGGACTAATGATATTTTAGTTCCTATTAGATTTTGCCCTTATTGCGGACAGCCCATTGAAATTGAGTACACAACGACTGATTGTACAGACGAATATTACAAATTGGAAGAAACAGAGCATGAGCTTACAGAAGAAATGAGAGATACAGATAGCATTTCAGAGCGTAGCGAACTTGATAACGAGCGGCGCATGATTATAGACAAAATGAATCAGTTGCTTGAATGTGATGGGAGTTTTATAACTTATGGAAAATCTTGAACAATATACAAGTAACTGGTTTGCAAATGAACTACACGAAGGGGATATTTGTTACGCTGTTGTAAACGAACCTTATGTAACAATCAGTAACGGTAAATATTGGATGTCGGCTTGCCAGATTGTTGAAATTATTGACCCGTTTCATATTACGGTTGATTTCTTAACTCCGCGCAAAGAACTCCATGTTTTTAGTCAATATCACAACGGAATCAAGGCCGAGGAATTTTCTCAATATCAAGAAGATTGGCACAAACTTCCAAAAGGTTGGACTTATAATACTACATTATTTTCTGTTGTTGATATTTGTCGTGACAATATAAACAAAAAGAAGCAAGAAGCCGTCAACTGGCAAGATTTAGATTCTCTGAAAAAGGCTCTGGAAGATAGAGTTTGGTGCAAAGTTAAAGACAACTTTAGCGGCAAATTTGAGGCCGATATTGATAAACATAAGGGCTGGATTCTCAGAGTAAAATATGACACTCCAAGTTTGGAATTTACTAAAGCCACAAGAGTTGTTCCTTTTAACAGAATCTATAAAGATTTCGCAAGTGCAAGTAAATGTTGTAGAGCACTAAAGACCGCAGACCTGTCTACCGCTAATATGACAGAAAAAGATTATGCAATGGCTGAACTCAATAGGACTTTGAGATTGTTGCAACTTCGCGGTCATTACTCATTTGAGGACATTGGTAAGTTCAGACAAAACATTTTGTCTTTAGATGATAAGGCGCTGGAAACGCTTGAAACTAAACTTGGTGGCGGTGGAACGTGGCTCGAATACCGTGTAAATGGCAAGAAACGCTGGATTTCATTGCACTTTTCAGACCTTTCGTAAATATTAACAATATGTTACAATCTGCGAGAGGCGCTTGACAAATGACGGATTTTGTCGTATAATTATTGCACAACTCGATTGGTCGAAAAGTTTAATGTTTTATTGATAAATATGGAGATTGTATCAGGAATCGCTCTCACTCTTGTGCTTGCCGTTGTGTTGATAATAGTGGTTGAGGGTTGGATTATATTGGGCAAGACAGTATGGCTTCATATCGCATATAGGGCAACTGAGAAATCTGGTAAAACTGAACATCTAAGAAGAAAATTTAATGAAGAATTGCTTTGGCGCGTAGAACTGGTAATATCTGACAGGTATATGCTTATGTCATTTATTGACGTGGTGTTATGGCCTATCGCAGTTCTATTAGAAATAATAGCTTGCGCAATAGCGGTTGTTATAGATTATAGAAAATCATTATCAGAAGTAGAACCGTTTACTGGATATGAGCGTGAAGTATACAAACAGAAGAAAAGGAGAAAATCTAAGAAATGATTATTGATAGATTTGAAGGCGAATACTTCTTCCTTAGTAACTTCTATCCTTGCAAGGTAACTTACAATGGGATTACTTATGAGAGTTCGGAAGAAGCGTTTCAGGCGCAGAAAACTCTCGATGAGGAAGTTCGTAAAACTTTTGTGGGAGTAGGTTCTGGCAAAGCAAAAGAAATGGGACGCGCACTTCCCGATTTGCGTGAGGATTGGGAAGAAGTAAAAGATGACGTTATGCGTGGTATTGTATGGAACAAATTCGCGCAGAACCCAGACATCGCAAATAGACTTTTTCAGACTGGCAATAACATTCTAATGGAAGGTAACAGTTGGGGAGACTATTATTGGGGGACTGACTTTGTAGACCACCAGAAAGGTCAGAACAGACTTGGTGAGATTCTTATGATGGTAAGAGCCACATTGCCACTAATTCAAATGATGCCAAACGGTCAGTATGGGTTTAACATCCCAAATCAGCCAGCCTCTCCACTCCCGTTTGGCATGATGCCCGAATAATCTAAAAAGAGGTGCTATGTATGGGCGAGTGGAATCCTAAATTTAAGGTAATGTCGCGGTATATGCTTGAAGATTACCTTATGAAACCAGAAAAGGTGAATACTATCGTCATTTCTATTACCGACCCCGATGCTCCTATCGCTGGTGATGATTGCCATGAGCCGTACATTCATTTTTTACGTTTGCAGTTCAATGATTGTGAGCAGTCTGACGAATGGTCTATTGCAATGACACCAACACAAGGTAAATTTGTTGCAGATTTTGTCAAGCAGCACGAGAATTGGGCTGGACTTATTATTGTTCAATGTGAAGCTGGTTGTTCTCGTTCGTCTGGCGTTTGTGCGGCTATTATGAAGTTTGTTACCAATGACGATATGCCAATATTCACAAACCTAAGATATTCTCCCAATATGAACTGTTACAGAATGACGCTTAATGCCATAATGGGAGAATGTAACGAGGAAGAACTGCAAGCCAAAATGAAGATTAGTAACGATATTTATTTTAGCGGAGATAATTGGGACGAATTTGGAGGTAAAGTATTATGAACGGAGAAACCAAATCCTATTTAGATGAATTAAATCTAAAGAATCAAATTCAAATCATAAAGGCCCTTGACACTATCCTTTATGACTGTCATTGGGGAAGATTAGTCCGTGGGGCTTTAAGGACACAACTTTATGAATCGACCGAAGCATACAGGAGAATTTACGGTGGAATTGATTAAAAGTTTATCTTTCGACCAGATAGAAATTATTAAAAATATACTCAAACTCTATGTCCCGTGCGGCTGTATAGATTGCGACCCCACATACAGTGTGGGACGGTTTTACCACGACAGGAACTTTAACAGCACAGGCATAAAAGAACCGTATTGGAGACTGGATTTGCACCCTTGTGATGATAGCGTTATGGAAGGTGACAGTCGTTGTTTACCGATTGATTCCGAAAGTATTCGCTGTGAGATGTTTGACCCGCCATTTCTTGCTACCTCTGGTAAATCTTTGCAAGAGAATGATGATAGGAATATTATTGCTCATAGGTTTGGTGTTTATCCAAATGAGGAATCACTTCATCAATTCTATATAGATTCTATGAAAGAAGCATATAGGATTTTGATAGATGATGGAATCCTAATCTTCAAATGCCAAGATAAGATTGCACATGGAAAACAATATATAAGCCATGTATTTATTATGAATGAGGCCGTCAAAATTGGTTTTTATCCAGAAGATTTATTTATCTTAGGAGCAAAAACAAGGCTTGTGGCAGATTGGCAGTTAAAGAATCAGAAACACGCAAGAAAGTTTCACTGTTATTTTTGGGTATTTAGAAAAACTCCCAAAGTAATTAAATATGTATGAGGTAATGTATGGCAGAATTTTTCTTGATTCTTTTCGCGTTTGGCGTTTTGTATGCCTTAATCGGTCTAATTTGCGAGTACAGCACTGATGAGTTCGCGGATGTTTTGTTATGGCCCATGGTGGCAATGGTTGAAATCCGTGATAGATACACAGAATTGTCAGAAGAAATCGCAGAGGCTAAAGAGGAATCTAAAAGAAAATGACGAATAGAAATATCACTATTGTAGTCAGGAGTGCATCATCTACTCATTATAATATTGAAACTGTTGTTTGTTATTCTCGTCAAGAAGCTATTGACTGGATTCAGGCAGATTACGAGAAAACATTTAAGGGTCATCCAACTAAAATGAGACAGGAGAATCAAGACGCATATATCGTTGTTTCTATGTTTACGGCACAAAAAATGACACATTACCGCATTTTCACCAAAGAGCTTGATATGGAAAAGTTGATACTATTCTGTTGAGGTAAGTTATGAACGACATGATAAAGGCAGAAGATGGTTTCTATTATCTTTTAGATGAAAGTGAACAAGATTTTTGCGTCCCAATATCCAAATGGGTATTCTTAAAAGAAATCTTAAAAGGCTTGGAAATTCAAGAAAGCGAGTGATTCAAATGGGCGATTATGTTCAACCCAATGGGTTGCATGACTATAAAGGGATGAGTTTTGGTCAAAGATTTTTTGGGCATCTAAAGACGATTTGCAAGCATAAGTGGTACGTTGGATATTACTGCTTTCAGGCTGGATTATATTGGCAAGGAATCGTACACGACCTGTCTAAGTTTTCTCCCACTGAATTTTGGGAATCGGTTCACTATTACAGCGGCAAAACAAGTCCTATAAATGCTTGTAAGAATGACAAAGGTTATTCTATGTCATGGATTCACCATAGGGGACGTAATTTGCACCACCGCGAAGCGTGGACTGATTATTACGATAAGGGAACTATTGCCTTGCAGATGCCATTCAAATATGCCTTGGAAAGTGTTTGTGACTATCTCGGCGCTGGAATGGCTTATCAGGGCAAGAAATTCACATATCAATCCGAGCTTAGATGGTGGGAAAACGAATGTAGCCAGCCCATGTGTATTCATAAACAGACCAAATACTTTATAGACGATATGCTTAAAATTATGGCAAAAGAAAATTCTTGTGATGTTCTAAGGCAAGAAAGAGCTAAAGATGTTTATAAGTATGCGGAGATTGAAGCACAATTAGGTCGCTTAGAAATGGAATAAGGAGAATCTAAAATGAAGTATCTTGTAACAATGGAATACGATAATAGTTTAACAGTAAATCAGATTCCAGAGCTGTTGAAAAAGTCTATGGAAAATGGTTTTGGTGACGGACTTTCTATTGCAGACGAAATTAAGGACGAATTTAGACTTACAATTCAGATGACTAGTGCTTCTGGACAGAATAAGGACGCTAATGGAGCGGACGTTAATATTCATGTGAACAGGGTTGAAGTTTTTGACAGCGAGACAGGAGAAAGTATTGATACTTGGGAACGCGACCTCAATGAAGAAGAACAGCCTATGAATATTCCGTTTATGGGAACTGGTATGCCGAGAATGTGAGGAATCTAAATGAAGATTGAAGCGACTATTGTTATTGAAAACAGTATCAATAAAGACCAAATTGATGCTCTGACTAAACGGGCTATCGCTGTTGGCGCACAACAAGTTGACATTGCAAAACAGGTGCATGATGAGCTTACTACTGTATTTAGCAATATGACACAGGCAAAAGATGCTAATGGCAATCCTACTCACACGAGTGTAACGTCCGTTAAAGTATTTGTTGATGGAGAAAACACGCCTTGCAATACTTGGCCTAAAGGAGAATGAAAATGGAACCAATCATTGACCCTATGTATTTTTATCTCATGGACGTATTTAGCACGTTAAAACCTATTTGTATAATTATTACTGTTATAATGGCTATTGCTTTCGTGGTCTCGTTTTTCGCTGATGAGGCCAATAAGAAACGCTGGACTATCGTACATATTGCAAGTGGTATTGGATGCGTAATATTTCTATTTGCGCACATCCTAATTCCCTCTGAATCCACTATGTACAAAATTGCCATCGCTAAGTATGCAACGCCAGATAATATTGAAGCTATTACTGAATATGTCTCAGATACGGCTTCTGCTGCTACGGATAAAGTGGCTGAAACAGTAGTAGATATTATTGATTATGCTGGCGAGAAGGTATACGAGCTTCGCAATAACGTAAATCCAAGTGAGGGCAAATAATATGACAGACCGTACTTATAATAATAGGTTATTACGTGTAGAAACAGAATCCGACTGGAATCAAATTCCATACCTTATAGATGGGTGTTCATGGCACGGGGATAGATTGTTTGTTGCCGTTGGCAAAGGTGGACACGAAGGGTATTGTCATATAGATAAACCAGACAGCTTCCCATGCAACATTTATATACAAGGATATAATACTGGCTGTCGTGCCAGAATTATTAGTGATAGAGCGGCTATCGCCTATCTACATGATTATTCCGAGAAGACCCTTAATAATATCAAAGATTTGCAATACGAAGTTAAAAGATATTTACAGATTGAACGGAAAATCTCCGGGTTCTCTACTCCGTTTTATCCTGATGATTATGAAATGTGTGAAGATTCTGGCGAGTAGCAGCCATGGGTTGCAAAATAATCTAAAAGTGGGTATAAACCGTGTTATAGTATACACAGAACGAGGGGCAAGTCCCAAATGCTAAGAGAGCAAAGGAGATACATATTATGAAAATTGAAAAGGCCAAATATTGTTTTAGAGACATTGCTGTAGGAGAATCGTTTCTCTATGGAGACCGTGTATATATCGCCTGTGAGGAACATTATTCAAAGTATCGACCTAATGATGAGTATGAAATGGTGAACGCCGTATGCCTTAATAATGGTTCGTTAAATCATTTCTGCGAAGACCTTACTGTTGATTGCTTACCCGTTATTATTAAAGTGGGATGTTGAGGAAATGTTAATATGAAACCTAAAGATTGGGCTTTGCAACTTGGCATGGCGCGGCGTTCGTACCATAATAATATTGTAAAGGAGAGAGTCAGACGGAGAAATATGACGAAAGTTTTACATACCTTGTAAATAGAATATTAGAGGATTATAGTAAAGTTTGTGTGGTTGAGAGAGTTCATTATGGTAACGAGTATAACGACTTTTTAGATAAATGGTGGGCTTTGAGATTTGGCATTATCCAAGCCATGCAGGGCAAAGAAATACATTTTGAAACCGTATACGAAATCGACAAAGATTATAGATTGCAAGAACCGTGTTGGTATAACACTCAAACACTAATGGATTTCAGCCAAGAGGATTTATAACATGAGCTTTATAAAACAATATATAGTCCTATTTCTTGTTATTTGGGCTATTATATATTATTTTGGGCAAGACCATTTTGAGAGGAAATAATATGAAATACTTTGAGCCAGTTTATGTTAATCGGGGAATTTCAAGAATCTTGAAGATTGAATCTCCTGACGATGCAAGGCAAGTAATGAACATTTATATGTCAGATAAGGTAAAGCTTGATGCCCCGTTGGTTGATGGCCTTTATCCATGTTATCTAATAGACAATAATAAGTTTACCACTGGAAGTCCGCTACCTCTACACAATAAAGAGTATGTGATTAAATATATTGATTCTTGTAGAGGATTTGCTCATACCTATAAAGAGCGCAAAGACTTAAAAAATCTAAAAGAAAGTGTTCAAGAGAGATGAGGCAATTTTTTAGACTGACACCAGATAATGCAGAACAATTCGCAGCCCTCTATAATGCAAGTATTGGCTGTGAAGATTGCTGTTATGTAAGAGCGGAAGATGATTGTGTCCTTTTAGATTGGGTTGACTCGACTGCTCCAAATGCAGAGATGTTCGTAGATGGTGCGACTTTCCCATATGGATTATACGAGAGAGACAAGGATGGCCAATGGCGTTTAGCAGAATAAGAAGCAATTACTTGCAGAAGTATTTGTAATAAATAATTATAAGGAGAAAAATTATATGTTTGTTAATGAGCTTGTAGAACTTTTGGAGCAATGCGACCAAAATGCCCCTGTTGTTATTATGCCAAACTATGGCAACAACGATATTTCAAGTCCGTTGCTTGCTGTAAATGGTGTTGGTGATTTTACCGTGAACGAATACAAGTTTATCCACGCAACTGGCGAAGTAAATCATATTCATGTAAAAACACCTTTTGTCTGTATTGAGTATAACGGCAAGATTAACGAGAACTACGATACCGTAACTGAACTTATAAAGAAGAACAATAAGTTTGTTAATGTCTGCTGCGGCTAATGAGGTAATCTAAAGAATGAAGAAAATCATTGGCGGTATTGTTGCCGCTATTATCGCACTGTTTATTGTTTTGTTCTGTTTTGAGCGCATTCCTGTTGGCTATGTTGGCGTTGTTTATTCGGCGCAGGGAGTTGAGCAGACTACGCTTAGTCAGGGTTGGCACTTCATGTCGCCTTTGAAGCACGTTTCTACTTTCCCGATTAGCCAGCAGCGCATCGTATTCTCAGATGACCCTGCTGACTATAATGAGCGCGACCATCAGGACTGGCATATTGACGCTACTGCAAATGACGGAATTATTTCCATCAATCTAACAGTAAATTATAACTTTATGCCTGACCGTGTTGTAGAACTTTACAGTAAGTTCAACGGCATGAGCGGTGCTACTCTTATGGAATCTTATATCCAGAATGATATTATTGCTTATACTAAAGAAGTTTTACAGCGTTATACAGTGAGTGAGATTTATCTTGAAAATCGTGCAGAAGTGAACGCCGCAATCACTGAATATCTAAATAACAAGTTAAGTTCTGAATACGGTATCAATGTAAGCAGCGCACTCATTATTGACGCAACTCCTGACGCTACCGTTCTTGAAAAGATTCAAGCTAAAGCACAGGCAAAGCAAGAGGCCGAAACCGCTGAACTAAATACTAAGACTGCGCTTGCACAAGCCGAGACTGAAAAGGCAAAGGCGCAAGCAGCGGCTGACGTTAAGATTATCGAAGCAGAGGCAGAGGCAGAAGTTAAGCGCATTGAAGCAGAGGCCGAGGCAGAGGCCAACAAAAAGCTGTCTGAATCTATCACTCAGGAGCTTATTGATATGAAAGAGGCAGAAGCCCGTCTTGCTCATGGTTGGGTAACTGTTTCTGGCGCAGATACGGTAATTACAGATGTCTCAGGAGAATGAGATAAGAGTTGAGCTTTGCTTGCCTCGAAACATTATAGGATTTATAGAGAGCATAATGCCGCAATCTAAATTAGAGAAAGGCTATGTAATCATACGGAATGAAACAAACTTGTTTTAGATTGCGTGTGATGGTAAATCTTACCTTTTCTACTATGGATTCTATTATATAAGAGAGGGCGAAGAAATACGCCGCGCTCCTATCACCGAAAGAGGAATAAGGAAAAAGTACAGAGAGTATTCAAAACTCTTATATTTAGACCCTAATTCCCCTATCAGCAAAAAGAGAGCAAAGAAGAAAACTCAAAAATTAGCCAAAGTGGTTAAAAAATAATTTACATTTTTCACCCGAAAGCACTTGACTTTCGGGTGTTTTTGTGTTATAATAGGTATAGAGGGGGCGGTAAGATATGGGACACTATGTTTATAGGTATGTTGATAACGACACAGGCGAAATATTGTATGTCGGCAAAAACGACACTAATTTAATCAATAGAATCAATCAGCATAAACCAGAAGCGAAATTCCAAAATCTAAACGCCCATGTAGAGTATATTATACTTGACAATCCTCTAATGACGAGATTTTGTGAGTTATATTACATTAACAAGTGGAAACCACGTCTTAATGTAGCGGACAAATACGACTGCGAAATGACCGCCAAAATTGACGAGTCAGAATATGAATGGCTGGAATACAAAGAGGAAGATTTTGTGTTGCCAGCTATAAGGCGGCAAAGCGCAAATAAACCCCAAAAAGCTGACAAGCAAAAAGTCAAACAAGATACGGGGTTAAAGCGCGGACGGTATGACATAGAGGAATTTTTTATTCCACAAATGAGTGAAATCGAACGTCAGGTTTATTTTACCGTGATTAAACAATTCTTCGACACGGGGAACCGCGAAATAGAGTCTCGTGATTACCCTGACACGAAAAACGGCGTTATGGAAAGTGAAATCCTTGAAAATTTGTTCGGTATGCGTTATACTCCAAACGGAGTGATGCTTTTCGATAAGGCTATGGGTGTAGAAATAGATGGCAAAAGCTATGTAACTGGTTTGCGTGTAAATACTAATATCTTTAGTTATGAGGAAGAAAATTATAAAAAACTATGTGAAATAATCAAAAGCGAACTAAATAAATATAACAACGAGGGAGAACACATAGCCTCTCAATGGATTCAAGAGAGTATCGAAAAAGAACCTTGCGCTCCAAGAAAAGAAAAGAAAAGAAAACCAACAATAGAATATATAGGAAAGCCATATCCGACAAGAAAAACTAAAATAGACTCCTTGATAGACGAAGAAGCAATTACTGTATATGAATCTGACGAAAAATTATATCAATTTCCAAAGATAACCGAGCAAGAGAAGTATATTTATTTCCACGCTGTCGATAATTTCTTAAATAACAATGGCCTTGAATACTTTGTCCCAATGGGCACATTCGATTTATCTGAACAAGAATTGATTGATATATCTATCGGGTTAAAAGCAAGGCAATTTCGCAGAAAATCAGTTAGCAATAGCTTGGGTTATGATTCTGAAAATCTTGTTGTAAAAGCGGGGAGTAAAAACGGCAAACCGTATATAAAGCTAAACAAAACACCATTATTTACAAGCTATGACGAGTATGCAGTGCTTAACCCCCTAAGCAATACAGTATTGATTGACAGGGACAAGACAATTCGCTTACGGATGCTATCTAACCAGATATACAGAAAACTAAGAGTATATAATAAATCAAAGCTGTATTCGGATTCAAAGCTCGTCCCAAATAGGCACACGATAGACGAAATAACGCCGTACAGATTTGCTACTCATATATTGTACCGTTTTCCTGATGACAAAAATAACATTGGAGCTTATTCGTATTATGTATATATCTTATGCTGTAAATATCATTCCCTTGCGCAATATGAATATAAATTTGCTAAAATTTGGTTTAGAAAGGCCGAATGTAATGACCGTATTGTAAATTGCCTAAAAACTAAATCAATTTTAGGCATCTCGTTAGTAAAGGCTATCTCTTTTAATGGAAAAGACAACCTCATACATTGTGCTATTTCAACGGAAATATTTGATAAGCGTCCAGATATTAAAGAATATATGGCGACTGTATGGAGTAGATTTCCTAAAGATGGTTGGGTAAATCGTAATTTCAGATTCATTGGGTATGAAGTGACGGAGGAATAGATATGAATGACGAAGAACGCGGTGTCATATATTTCAGAAACATAAGAGGGAAACTTGGGGACACAATACAAATAAATGGGCATAATTATATAATTGTTGGAAAAACTGAACCAATTAAGGAACCAGCACGCCATGTCGTTTTAATTGGAGATTGGAGCGCACTAAATGATAATAGAACGCAAATGGGCTATGCCGAACAAATGGACTTTTACGATAAAACCAATCTCAGAGCTTATCTCAGAGGAATTAACAAAAGGTCTGTGGATTGACCCGTTCGCTGGAAGAAATTCGCCAGCAAGTATTACGAATGACCTTAATCCAGAAGCCCCAACAAATTATCATTTAGATGCTCTGGAATTTCTTAAAATGTTCAAAGATAACTCTGTCGATGGTGTTCTATACGACCCACCTTATTCACCTCGTCAGCTTCGTGAATGTTATGACGGCATTGATAAGAGCATGAGATGGGACGGCAGAACTACATTTTGGTCTAATACCAAAAATGAAATTGCGCGTATCGTAAAGCCAAATGGAAAAGTTATCTGTTTTGGCTGGAACTCTATGGGGATTGGTAAAACTCGTGGATTTGAAATGACGAGAATTTTACTTGTGCCTCATGGCGGTTCAAGAAATGATACAATTTGTACAGTTGAAATTAAACTATAAGGAGAGATTTTGTGAGTAAGAATAGTAACGGTAATAGTTCGAGTGGTGGAATTGGGTTTTGCGAAACTCTCACCCTTATATTTGTTGTATTGAAACTTATTGGCGTTATTGATTGGCCTTGGGTTTGGGTTCTCGCTCCTACTTGGATTGGAATTATTGTGGGTATTCTTATTATTGTTGTAATTCTTATTTTGGATAACTAGTTAAATAAACAAGAGGAATCTAAATGAAAAAAGAAGCAAAACTATTTATTTTGTGCGTAGCTCTGACGGCAGTATTTACAATACTGAAAACATTTGGAGCTATTAGCTGGACTTGGATATGGGTGTTGTCACCGCTATGGGTTCCCATTGTAATGGCTTTCTTTGTAGCGGTTATCGTGATTATTCTGGCTTTGATTAGATTTTGTGTGAGTATGGTGGAATATGACGAAAATTGAGGCAAATCATGTCATATGTCATCTCCATATAGATGACGGCGCTCACAATTATTCTTTAGATTACAATATAAAGTATATGGCTGATTTTCGTGAGGCTTTAGTCGGTTGTAATATGCTATATACTAATATTGTACAGAACTATGTGGTTGAAGCTGGGTATAAGACTTCTGTAACATACCATATTTTAACCCTTAATGCTGGTAACGTAGTGATAGATAGCAGAGTGGGTCAGTTTTATAATTTAAGAGATACAAAAGCGCTCAGGAAAGAATTAGTAAAATTCAAAGGGCTGTTCAGAGAGTGCGCCATAAATGAGAAGGAACAGAAATAATGATTGTCTTAGAATACTCATTTAAGTGCCTGTCCTTATATAATATCGCTATTCACATCAAATACCATGTACGGAAAGACGTGTGGCAAAATAGACGGACAGATACAATACTTATCAAATCAGAGTATTGCTACTTTGAGAACGCACTAATAGGAGAGGGCTTCGGGAAGAAAATACGCGCTGAGTCTGGACTTGGTGATGATGTCAAAATACGTTTTGTATTTGAACATTGTACATTTGACGGATGCCAGTTCAATAGCAATATAAACGACTATAATATTTTTACTGAGTTTCGTAAGCCTTGTAAATTCTATAACCGCGTTGGAGAATGTGTTAAAGGCTATATGAGTTGTCCGACAGAAGGTTCATTTATCGCGTATAAAAAGATTATAAGCAAAGACAATAGGGAGCTTGTAGCAAAACTTTATATTCCAGAAGATGCCAAACGTGCTTCTGGTAATTGTCAGAAATGCAGAGCCGACAAGGTAAAAGTTTTAAGTATCAATGATATTAAGACAGGAAATGAGGAATCTGTTGGTTATAGTGCTGTAATTCCGAGACATCCGAAATGCACAGGGGAAGAAACAGAGTACAAAGTAGGCCGATGGATTTATGCAGATAGTTTTGAGCCGTCATTTGGGCATATCTGTGCTCATGGTATTCATTTCTTCTTAGATAAACAACAAGCTATTGACTACGCGATTAAATAAGGGGACATCTAAATGGAATTAAATTGGTTCCCAGCTACATCGCAGCCACAAGAACGCGGAACGCAAGCTGGACATAACTATTATTTTTACTCTGGGGATTGCTATAATGAATGATTTCGAGCCAATATATGATTGCGAACGATGTCGTTATCTTGTGATTTATAATTGTTTCGATATAGATTTAGCGGCTCCTAAGAAGTATAAATATCAATGTAGTTGCCCGAACAGATACTATTTCTACGGAGAAGAATTACAACAAGATGTGTTTCATTTTTCGCATAAACATTGTTCTCAATATAAGCCAAAATAAAACAAGGAGATAAGAGCTAATGGACGAGTTTATTTCTGTTACTGATAGATTGCCAACAGAAAATGGTTGGTATTTAGTATATGCGCCAGAATATATTGCTGGCAGTTCTTCTTCCAAAGAAAAAGCCAACGATATTATGTTCTCAAAATATTATGCTAAATCAGGTTGGTCTGTTGAGACTCCAAGAAATAAAGGGTGCGTCAGATTCTGGATGCCAGTTCCGCAACCTGAAAAGCTCGCGAAGAAATTTACGGTCATCGAAAAAGGCAAAGGATTGCTGCCTTTGATGATTAGATTTGAAACGTATGATGACTTTCTTTCAAGCACTCAGAAATGCGATGTATCTCTAAAGGAAGTTATTGGAGATTACGGCATTAAATTTAATCAAATTCTAAATCATGAAGTATTGCCTATCGCAACAACCTATCAAAGAGTTAGAGTTCCGATATATAATTTAGAAAAAGTTACTTTTCCTCGCAATTTTGACCTTCGTATAACAATAGAAAATGAACTTTACTATGCGCCAATACTTTCGGTAGAAGAAGGTAAAGAATGGAGGTTAATATAATATGGAATTTACACAAGAATGGATAAGCGTAAAAGATAAATTACCAGACCAAGCTGGAAATTACTTAGTTAATGTGCATGAATGGTCTGAACGAGATGAGCGCTGGTATAATATGGTATTAGATGCTTGGTATAACCCTACACCGCCTATTTTTGGAAATGGAGATATTGGTTGGTGTCTTATGAATGAGTTTTATCAATTCTCCGATAATATGAGAGACAAGATTACCCATTGGACGAATTGGCCTCACCCGCCAACATTTGACGAAGATGAAGAACCGCCAGAGACTTCAAATCTTTATTTTTGATGTAAAATATTAAAACGCAAAAAGATAAGGGCTGTCCTTTCGGACAGCCCCATTTTATTTTGCATCTAAAGAAAAATCATATTAGGATATGATATGTTTCATATTTAGATATTATGCTTCTTCTTTCTTGGAACTCATTTGTTTGACTACTGCGACAATCTTATCATATCCAAGCTGGCTACCCATTATATTAGCAATAGCCATGCCGACAATCCAAATAAGATTTGCAGGGGTAAAAGCAATATTAGCCATAATGAAATACAGCACCATACCGCCAGCACCAACAAGAGCACCAGTAACAAGCGAGAGCGAACTCGCAGAGACAGTTTTACCAGTCTTTTCGAGGAAACTCTTGATGAACTCGACAACGAGAGTAGTACTAGTACCAAAACCAAGAAGCAGAGTGCAAAACAATTCAATAGTCATTTAGATTCACCTCTTATATTGTTCCGCCTAAATGTTAAGCACAGAACAGTTTGTTCCATGTATTTTTGCCAACAACACCGTCAATAGTAAGTCCATTGTTCTTCTGAAATTCTTTTACTTTGGATTCTGTTGATTCTCCGAATGAGCCATCAGCATATATACCGAGTTTCTTTTGGAGAAATTTTACAGCAGAAGTTTTACCGACATTACCGCCACGTTTAATTGTAGGCATTAGTGCAGAACGATAATATTCGTACTTGCCAGCTTTTGCGCATAACCAATACACAGTGCTCGACCGTGTATCTATATGAACAAATTCGGTATTACCATAATAATACACACCTACACCATTCGTTATAGTTTGAGCATAAAGCCCCAGCTCAACAGCGGAAACACCGCTAATCTTTATGTCCGCTGCCATACCTTTTGCATGGTATGAATTTGAAGAACCACCTATTTTTTTATTATAGGCAGAGGTTCTGTATGCTGAATTTATGATTAGCGGCTTTCCGAAGTGGTCACGAATTTTTTGCAAGACGATAACCAAGTCAGAATCAATTAGAACTTCATCGGAACCATCATTGCAAGCAAATTCTCTAACTTTGAAATTCGCAGAAAGAGCAGTGCTGCCGTCTTTTGATACGCTATATTTAATTACGGACATTGGAGCCATCTTCTTTATTCATCTTTAGATTAGTTGGCGGCAGCGTAAGGCTCCCCGATGATAATTTCATATTCTTCTGGGGTAATGTAACCCTTAGTAGTTACATTATAAACCATCTGTTTATTCCAGTAGCCAGCCTCATAATACTTCTTAACCTTGATACCATGTGCGCTAAGTTCAGTCATTATTCAGTCACCTCATCCACATTGCCAGAAGTCGTAGTTTCCTCAGAAGGGAACTCAACATCGGTCATAATAGCAAGATACTCAATCTGAGAACCTTGTTCCTCGATTTGAGAATTGCGATACTCAGCCATCTTTTCCTCGTAAGGAGTCATTTTCGCTTTTGTGAAAATCATAATCCTACCTCCATAAATCTTTGTAGAATTTATCCATTCGTACTTGTAACTTATGAGAATTTCCATGAGCTATATGTGCTTTCCATGATTGATAGCACATATCTAACCTTTGTTTGGTTAATGGTTGTCTACTTTTTGGTATTCTACCAGTTTTAACAAGTTTAACCATTTTGCGAAGTTTGCGGCGTTCATGTTTTACATTTTGTCCAAGTACGGACATTGTTACTTTTCCAGTGTTGAAGAGTTTATAATGGAATCCCAAAAGGTCAACCCCTTTTGAGATATGATACAGTTTTGTTTTCTTTTCATGTAGAGACAGACCTATCTTGGACAATTCCTCGTTAATCCACTTTTTACATTGTAACAGGTATTCTTTATCAGGGTGCATCAAAATAAAGTCATCCATATATCTCAAATAATGTTTAATGTGCATCCGCTCTTTAATCTTATGGTCTAACTTGTCCAAAACAGAGATACCCGCTATTTGTATCATTTGACTACCGGGATTAAACCCAACATCACCTTGATACTGTTCATTAAGAACTTTAGCGACCATATTCCCGTAACGTGGTGGTAAATGCTCACGGAATAATGCTTCTGTCGTGTCATGTCTCATGTTATCATAATAGTGTTTTATATCACATTGCAATACCCAGAAGTCCATGCCATTTTTACGAAAGCATTTCTGAATATGACATTTTAATCTACCCCTTGCGAAGTCTGAACCCTTTCCTTTTTGGCAAGCACAGTTATCATAAATGAAACTTCTTGTCATAAGAGGATAGACAATATTGTCGTTTAGACTTCTTTGGTAGATTCTGTCACGAAATGCTATGCTGACAGCAACTCTGCGTTTAGGGTAGGTGATTAAAACAGTTCTTGGAGGAAGTGGGCGATAAGTGTCATTATGTAATTCATCTGACAACTTTTTGAGCAAAGCAATTTTGTTCAAATCAAAAGCCGCGACAGAGCCTTTCCATAATACACCTTTTACGCATTTGTGTTCTGATTCCATTAGATGCTCAAAATCACAAACATCTATTTCTCCATACTTCCTAATTAGTTCTAACTTTTCGATGAGTAAACACCTCGAATTTAGAAAAAACAAATAATTGATGGGATGTGTATAGCCGTACTAACTCGCAAGTCAACGACATCACCCCATGATTGTTTCGTTATATCTATTATCTGTTTAATCCGTAGATTTTAATTTCAGATATAACATGGTAGCGAGACTCCCTGCGTTTTCCCACACGCCGTACAATCATTAGATGCTTGTCGATAGGCCATTTTTGAAAATACAGTCCGGCGAAAACCTATTCGAGTTGCTAGCGTTGTTGTTGTTGACATTGCCAGACGAGTTGACATTCCACGTATTATTCGCGTTGCCACGGTTCGCCGAACGCAAACGAACATTCTGCACATAGCCTCACTCCATTCCTTAATCATATAATCAATCCTTTCAAAAGGGAGAATTATCTTCATAAGAGCTTGCTCTTATATCATTTGCATTAGATTTCTTTGAAACGCCAACAACATTTTCTTGCGTAAGTGGTGCGCCGTATCTATTACAATCGGCTAAATACCACTTTCTTAGCAACGCATACGTTTCTTCCACTAAGCTCGTCCAATAGGCAATCCGTCTATCACGCAAATGATATGTTATACCAGCTAAACTAATGAGATTCTTTAACGCCTTACATTTATATAATGCTTCTTTTTGCAATTCCTGACGCTTTTCAAGCAAATCAGGATTCTTACTTACGTTAATATCATTAGCATCACTTGCAAGCAAAAATATGTCAGCCGCGCATGACTGCACTTTATCTCTTACAACCGTCCCGTTTTTAGGCTGGAACGTGTTTTGATTTTGAGTTATTTTTAATGTATAAGAAGCAAGTTCTCTAGCTTTAACCAAAGCAGTGAGCTTGTTCGGCGCACGTCTATGCGCTGGTACTGACATAATAATCATACTCCTTTGTAAATATCTATTTATAGAAATTTAACGCGCGCATTGCGTGTAACATCTAAAAGAAAAATTATATATAGGCTTCTCTTTAGATAACGCAGACGTATCTTTGTACATCTAAAGAGAAGTTATAGCAAGTTTGTTTTAGTAATATTTAATTGACCTTTTAAGGTTATTTTAACCGCTTACGTCACTCTGTATACGCCATGCGTTCGCATGGCTGGATTCCCTAAAAGTGTAATTAAACATTACACTTTTAGGGTAGGGATTAGCAGATGACGCAGGCCGGCGAAAACCTATACGAGTAGCTAGCGGCGAGGTAGTGGTAGACATAGCCAGACGAGCTGACAGACCACGTACCATACGCGCTGCCACGGTTCGCCGAACGCAAACGAACATTCTGAGGACTGGTATGATTTTCCACCGCATAAGTAATCATCTGAGAATAAGTACCGTATTGTGCAAGCGGAGTAACAGAGCCGGAAACCTGAGTCCAATACTCCCATGCCTCGCCTTCGCCACTAATCTGCGGATTGACATGGATTTCCTGCAATGCAGGGAGGAAGAACTTGTCATAGGTAATGTCCGCAGTGCCGCCATCTTGAACGGTATTGGTATAAGTAGTGACCTGAACAGGCTTAATGGCGTTCACGAGTTCCTCTGGCAGACCAGCCATAAAACCAGCCTTTGATGCAAGCTCGTTAGGCGCAATATCCCACTCGTCCTGTGCAGTCCACCACGCGCCTTTATCAGCAGAACTATTGAGGTACTGACGCAGCGCAGAGGTAGACCAACGGTTCCAACCGTAAGCCATCTCCTGAGTGGAGTTCAGGTTCCCATCACGCTTATTCAGATGCTGAGTGCCGAGATTTGTGCCGCTGTCAGGAGTGGTAAAGGTAGGAACAATAGTCTCAAGAATCGTAGTGCGGTCAGCGGCATACAGATAAATACGCCAATTAGATTTCGCTTGGTCGGGTGCGCCGTAGCAACCAGCGATACAACCGCCCTGCGGAACGGACTGAGTAGTAGTGAAGCAAACAACATCGTTTGCGGCAACATTAGTACCCCAAGCAGATTCAATGGTGAAATAATACGTGCCAGCAACAAGTCCAGAGGGGCAAGCAAGGAAAGCACGCTGATGGCTAAACTGAACGCCAAAAGGATGAGCGTAGTGAGCCTGAATAATCATACCGCTCTTAGTCTCACCGTCACTCAGGGTAACAGTGCGATGGGATGCAACGTGCCAAGGATAAGTGTACTCCTTTGAACCGCCAGTAGCATAAGCGTCAGTCCAAGTGTCGCTGAACTGGTCGCCGGGATAGTAGACATAAGAGCCATAACCGCCCTCAATAATCTTGGCGATTTCTGCCCAATTAGCGGAAGCACTCGCCAGCTTATCGGCAACAAGAACTTCCAGAAGCGCGTTCTGTTTGTTCATCTGCTCGATATAAGTTTCATCTCTCAAAAGTTTTCCCATATATTTTACCTCCGTAAAATAAATAATTATTTATACTTTAGGTTACTAAAATGATATGTTGGGGATTAAACAATATTATTAGGTAATCTAAAGAAGGCTTCGTTTGTAACAATGGTCAGATAGGCCATTTGGTAATTTCTTCTATTGTCATAGGTGCAATAAAACCTATTGTCAGCGGAGCTATATCGTAAATCAAAGCACCTCTGTATTCATCTTGCGGATAAACCACAAATTGATACATACTTCTGGAATTACATCTTGTGACAAATTCCATAGTGATTGATTGTGTAATCGTATCTCCGTCCGCACTTAAATCAAGATTGGATGCTCCACCAATCTGGACAAGTCCTTCTAATTGACAAGGCCACATATCACCAGAGCAAATATCCTTTGCGACACCGATAGCAGTAATCAGAGCCATTTTTGGCATAGAGCCTGCTTTATTGGTGATTCTTGTACTATCATTAGAAGAAGTATACGAATATGAGCAACAGACTTTATCCCCGATTGCTACATCGCCGTCCGCAAAATACAAAGTATCATTATTACAGATAAATTGTCCTGAGATGGCTACATCTCCCTGAATTAGCTTGTTTTCAATACTCCCGTCATCTCCTAAGAGATAGACGTAACCAATATCATATCCACCAGTTGAAATGGGAGTATGTTTTAATTTTACACCATCTTTGAAATCAGAATCTATATCCAAAATATCAAATGCGGTGATTGTCTGAGACCCACATTCTACATTTGTTCCGTTCTGCAACGCCATTACATCAGTGCTGTATGTGGCAGACTCAACCGTTAATGTGGCACGTTTACTATGTCCCCACGCGCCACCGATTAGAGCATTTCCAGCACCGCCCATCTAATAGACTAATTCTATTGTGTTTTCAAGGTTAGTAGTTTTACAATCATCTAAAACACAAATTGTGCGTCTTGTTGACGGTTCTCTGATTATAATTTCAAAACACTGTTGCATAGAAAATCGTCTTGGTGGGCTGTAATCTATTAGTTCTTCCACTGTTTTCATCGTTGCTTGATTTCACCCCCCCCCATACAAAGAATTTTCTTCATGTAAAAGATGAATAATCTTACGTATGGATAAGATGACTGTGCTATATAGCACTTTCGAGTTCGGGTATTATTCCAACTCCCATCTCGTAATAGAGAATATGGTTCTTGCCCCAACATCACCGATAGTGAGAGGCGCAATATCCCCAATAAGACCGTCACGAGAAACCGATATTAGAGAGTCATAAACATTAGACCAAAAATACGCATCAAAACCAGCATCGGTTATATACGTTTTTCTATCTAAGTTATCAATGTGGATAGTCGCTGGTTTTTGTGCGCCAATAACAGAAAGTGTTCTTGTTCTGTCAAACAATGGTATTTGTTCAACTATAAAGCCTTTGGTGTCATAAAACATTTATACCACCTCACGACATTACACCAGTTGCAGATACCGCAGAAACACCAGACAGAATACCATCTTCGTCAACGGACAATCCAGTGACAGAAGTGCCGCCAGAACCAGCGTTGCTTAATCCAAATTGTAAAGCGCCAGCTTTAATAACGACAGCAGAATTAGTATATACTGTTCTTGCAGTCGTCATATTTCCCCAGATATAAGCATCGCCAGTTTCAGTGTCAGACAGGAAAAATCCTGCGACTGTGCCATTAGTGCTACCACTAATTTTGGGGAATATAATATCGTTTTTATTAACGACATAACTTAGTATAGAGGTAGAACTTGTCACAGTAAAATTATCTGATGTATTTGCCAAAGCTACACGAGAATATCCTGTTAAATCCAACTCTTTTCCACTAATATCGCCATCTAAACTTGTAGCTGGAATACTTGAAGTTAATATTCCTACATACCAAGTATCAGGAGCGGTAGCTATCCCAAGTTGCCCAAACATAAATTGATTCACAAGTGTAGCCATTGCTCTATTCACCATTACGTTCCACCTACCTTTCTTCTAACAATGATTTCTCCCCACGCCCTAATGTATGGGGTTCCATCATATGTAAGAACTGGCTGCTGTATGTATTTGCCATTTTGCAATGTTAAAGTATTAGCAGCAGTTAATGTTAGATAAATAATTCCCGTGGAGGAATCTACCGTAATCTAAGAAGAAGATGCTGGAATTGATATGACAGCTTCATCATAGTAATCATATGTACATAACTTCCATGAGAACTGACTGGCAGTAGGAATTATTGCGCCGCCGTCCTAATCTGTAAATTGATAGGCAAATACACAAGTGTCTCCTTGGATTATCTCTCTTGTATGCAAATGAACAAGAT